AAGTATGAAATACCAACTGATTAAAATCAATATTGGTGTCCGTGACGACATACCTCAAACTGGTAAAATGTACGCGACTTATTTTTGGAGAATGACTTATTTTTGGAAAAAAGACTATACACAATTTGTGTATAAAATAATACATGGGGATGAATGTACAGCTTCAGTAGTTAATCGGCTGAAAGGAAAACAATTTAACGGAATACACCTGGATAACCATCAACATGGTCGTGAATTACCTAAATTTGTAACAAATAATATGGAATTTTACGGTGAAGGTACCTTTGACGAGTACAAAGGTGGCTCATACGCAAATATCGACCCGAATAAGGAGGAACAATGTCAACAATAATCGGTTACGATTCTAAAAAGCCCCAACTGGAAGAATGCCCGGAAAAGATAGCTGGGGCCGGTAGTTGCTTTTGCAAAAATAACTGTAAAAACAATCTGCTGGCAACTGAAGGGGAATTCCACAGTGTGATGGTATGCAGATCTGATAAAGGGGTTTCTCGTGGCTAAATACCATATACCAATACCTTTTGATGAAGTGAAAGAAACTGTGGAAAAATAGCAAGTTCCTAAAAATGTTTATTCTGTTTTACAAACATACATATGCTGCAATAAGAAAAAGGATTATTGTGGCAGTGGAAACAGATCAAATCTAGCTTGTCGTGATTGTATATTCGGTGGCGATAATTTAATAAAATTTGCGTATTGGATGAAACGTAATTTTCCCAAAAAATAAGGAGCTCTTCAGCTCCTTTCCCTTTGTAAATGTTTTCTGATTAATCTCAGGCCCCGGTCCCGTGTCTGACAAACACCCTTTGTAGATAACCCAATCAATTTGCTGATGTTATGTGTACTTAAGGGTTGATTTTGATTCAGGCCATACACTAAGTCCAGCACCATCGCTTCTCTCTGCGGCAGCACCTTAAGCCACTTCTTTACATACTTACGGTTACTATTGTCAATCACAATTTCTTCTGGATTATCAGCATTCACATCTGCTAAAATGTCATATAGTTTTAAAGGCTTGCCATTTGATCTATCATTTGATCTATTTATTACAGTTTCCATTGAAACACCAGCATTACGCAATCTATTTGTTGTTTTAAATACTTCTGGTAAAAATTCAACTGTTTTTTCCCGGTAAGCTTTTCGAATAGCCAACAAATGATTCTCAGGCACCCTTATAAAATCGTCAACGGTGTTTAAAGCTTTGTTCAAATAGGATCTTATCCAGTAGACCGCATAGGTTTGGAATTCTACCCCTTTAGTGTGGTCAAACTTTTCTACAGCCACTATGAGCCCTATAATCCCCTCATAGGCCAGATCTACCCGGGGCATATTGTAACCCGCATAACCCAACACTATTTTGTGAACAAATTTGACATTATGTAATATCAACAGCTTTCTTGCTTCACGGGAGCCTTTGTGAAAGAGAATGAACAATCGTTTCGTTTGTTCATCAGTCAATACTGGTAAATTGTTTATTTTGTTATCAAAGTACGGATCAATTTCGGTGAATTTCATATTGTCCTCCTGTATTATTATAAAAAGAAAAGGGCTGTTTAGGCCCCTTCAGAGGCTTATCAGACCCCTTTCGTCATTAATTGACGTAAAGTATACAACCCTGCTTGTTCCAGCTGTCTTACACGTTCCTTTGATAGCTTTAGCACTTCCGCAATAAGCGTTAAAGTCATTGAACTATTACCATCCAAACCAAATCTAAGCTTTAACACTTTAACTTGCTTGGGCTCCAAATACTTCAATAAATACTTAACACGGTCAGCATCAATAAATGTTTCTAACTCATGAGTTGCATCGTGTCCAGGATCTATTACAATTTTTTCATAACTGCTGCTTTCATCTCCGTTACTGTCCAATTGGTTATCCAGTGAAACAATACCCCGCAAAGTTTTATATGACTGCAAATCCTCAGAACATAAATCAGATATATTATCCACTTTATTAATGGACCTGCGCAACTTATCGTACTTGTTGGAGGGTAGTCTAATCAAATTGTTTTTCTCGTTTAAAGCTTTATTTATGGAAGCCCTTATCCACCATACAGCATAGGAAATGAATTTTAAGCCCCGGGTATATTCAAACTTTTCTACAGCTTTTGCCATCCCTAAAGCTCCTTCATTAATTCGGTCAACCAGAGGCATATCACATTGTTTATAGTTAATAGCTACTTTGGCCACGAAACGCATATTGCTATTCATTATTTTTTTACGTGCTTGGAGGTTGCCATGCTCCCTGTACAAACGGAACAAATTCAACTCTTCTTGTCGGGAAATTGGTTCAGAATGCTTACTATGAAGCTCATCCATATAGCGGGAGGCTTCTTTTAATTGATCTTTGAATATTTCTTCCCACATAATAACCTGCTATAGAAAATTGTCATCATCATCCGTGTACCGATCATCCTCATCATCCGGGTACCAATCATCCTCATCATCCCAATCAATGTCATCTTCCCAATCTTCTTCAGTCATAGTTCCTCCTGATCCAGTTCCTCAAGTAAAAGGTCAACTGGGGTTTTCATTTGCGACATTGGTTTCTCATTAACATTTTTACAGAACTGCCTTATTTCATTTAGACAATGTTCCAATTCTTCTTCTGGAGTTTGGCTGATATAAACACGTTGCCAATCTATACCAGTATCGTCATTTATATCAATGTTGTCAGTGGTCCCGCAGAAACCCCCTTCAGTAAACTCAAGCCACTCAGGTAAAAGCTCTAGCTGCCAAGTACCTTCTTGGACAACAAACCACAACACGTAACAATCAATATTATTTAAAATTTGTCTCTGGCATTCATGAATAAGATTCATAAGAGCAGCTGATTCATCGAAGCAGTTGACTATCGCCACTGTTGTTTTATAGACTTGTATTAATTCTGTCATGTAAGTTCCTTTAAAAAAGATCCTTGTTTCAAACAATGCCCTGCAGAAACAAGGATCTTTTGCACCTATGGAGAAACTTTTTGCCTCTGTACTTATTATAAAAAGTTATATATAGATTTCAATAGTAACTTACTTCTTTTTATGGTAATTTTCAATTAATAAACCAGGATCAATCCCATAAAGGGCTTCTGTAGTGCCCATTAATGACCGTTTACGATTTCCCCCAGTTATTTTGTAAAAATAATCATATAATTGCTTAGCTGCACGATCTACTGTAACACATAAGAAATGTTTACCTGGCTCACCAATTAAACCTCCTAAACCACTTGAAACATGTATACGCAAACCGTGTTTATTTTCCCATACAGGTACTCTGCCAAACTTATTCCATTTGGTCTTTAATTTCAACCGGCTCATTATTTCTCCCCAGCTGATAAATGGTCAATAAGCCAATCACGGAGCTCTTTGGCTTCCTTAAGATCCAAGGTGCCTTTTTCATTTATTGCAAGCTTTGGACAAGTGCCGCCGCCTTCAAAGTTGAATATACCATCCAAACCAGGTAAATCCAAATAAAGATCTTTCAAATGTTTGTCAATGTTGCGCTCAATTGAACCTTTTTCCTCTTTTAACTCTTCTACATCCTGTAGCAGTTTCTCAACCTTGGTCACAGGGGCTTTGAGCTCAGGGATCTTTTTGTCAGTAGATGAATCCTCGTTAATAGCGAGTATAGGACCGTCTGTGGTGAACTCTGTATACTTGGTGTCTTCAGAACACATTACAAGATCTTTTAATTTTATACGCAGGTATCCACCATCCTTAAAACGTACACCAGCTTCACCATCTTCCACACCAGCTTCACCATATTCCTTATAAATAGATTCAATCCAACCAACAGTAGCTGTATAACGATTCGTAGCACGTTCACTAAATTTATTATCATCACCAGGATACCAAAACACCTTAGCATTTCCAGTAGATCCTTTATATGGTGGTTGATTGAAATTTGTATGTGGTAAAAAGCTACCTTGTACAGCTAATTGCCTTTTACCCCATTTTGCTATTTCAAACATACTTTCAGGTATAGAATGTTGGGCTTGCTTAAACTGTCTGCGTACCATCAATCTATTTTGGTTTGCGTTCTGTCCATAAATTACAGCTTCAACAATCCACAAACCTACATATGTTTCATCTTTTCCAATGTATTTAACAACTTGTCTTTTTTCAAAACGTAACTGGGGTATCCGTTTAATATTTTTTACAGCTGTCCAACCGTCACCATCACTAAAAGCTAATTGAATCTGTATGCCTGAAATGGAAAGCACTTTAGCCTTTTCACCAATACGTGTGCACCAACGTTTCTGGTGTATTTCATGTTTAGGAGGTTCATAAATAACCTCTTCACCTATTTCCAAAGGTTTTACAGGTTCAACTGACAAGCCTTCAACGCAATCTTTTCTTAACATGATTCCCTCTTTACTTTGTGCCTAATCTTATTATAAAAAGTTTTACTATTAACCCGTGAAAGGGGTGTAATCATCAATAGTACTTGAGCTTTTATCATCGTCGTCAAGGGGACATTCATCTGGGATAGGTATTACAAGATCATGGGGAAGAGGTGTAATTGAATCCTCATAACCCTGTACCTGATATGTTCTACCATTGTCAGGGTGACCACAGCCAAACCGGCCCAAATAGTGAACATCAACAGGCTCCTGGAACAAAGGGCAATGGTTACAGCTGTCAATTATCATCTTTTTGTTTACACGTTTAGTCATCATCCAGCTCCGAATTTATTTCAGTAAAAGAAAATTCACCATTAGGGTAAAAATGAAAAGCTTGCCAATATTTACGAATAGCCATTGTTACTCCTTATCAAATAAAAGAGGGAAATGGGTATCAAGTTCCAACGAATCAATTGCACTTTTGAAACCATTTACATACTCTTGATTACTTGCTATTGCGCTTTTAATCTTTTCAAGTTCTCTTTCCAGACGCTCTTGTTCATATTGGTGTTCTTGTATAATAGTTTCATACGTTTTTAATACTTCTAAACACTTATGAGCATTGGCAGCTATAGCCTTATATTTCATCTTGGCAACAATTTCTGGCTCAATTTCCTTTTTTTCATCTTCAACAGGTATCCCGTTAACTGTTGTTTTTGTTCCAAATAGCTCAGGCTTACAAGTACATATACCAGAACACGTTCTACAACCACCCATTGAAGTCAAATCCAGCTCAGGGTCCTTTGGAGCTTTTTCAATCAGTTCCAAATTCTCTAATAAAGGAAACCAATGCTTGAATGATTCAGTGTTATATTCAGCAAAACCGGTCCCATTATAATAGGGTCTCACCGTGGCTCTTTGTTTATTGTCATCTGAAATCCTGCGTAACTGTTCAGGGCTTGTGAGTACCGTTTCAATAAAAAATTTATCATTTTTATATGTTGTAGCTTCACCAACATACTTCACAAGGTCACCAGGACCAAATTCACTATGGCATTCTAACTGATTCATTATAGACCCCATTCAAACAGTTCCATAGCCAACCAATAGGCCCCGAATAAAAAGCAGAGCCCGATGAATAATGAAATAGCTATTATTGTAGCAGCAGCTGGGATGGTGCTTGGTTGACGCATTACTTTAAATTCTTCAGACCCTAAAAAGATCACACCTTCCGGATCAAGGGGAAAATATCGGCCTTCAGCTCCATGTATTTTGACATGAGCGCCAGAATGACCTAACCCTATAACTTCACCAACAGCCCCTTCACTGGCCCAAGACGGATTGTCAGAGGCAGCTCTGATAATTCTTATCGTATCCCCTTTTTTAACTTTCTTTGTTCCTATCATCTTGTCCTCCTTCGTTCCCTTACTTTCAATATAGATTAAGTTGTACATGAAACCTAATACTTTTTTAAAAAAGTTACACTTTTTATAAAAAAACTTGTTACTATCATCTCCCCAAGGAAAACCCAGTTCACCCAGTTCATTTATTTGAATTGTTTCTGGCTCAACTTCTTTGTCCTCGTGAGTCCATTTATGGGTTATAAAGTCATATACTGAGCTACTACACATATGAGTGTGTTTTCCACCACCGTCTACATAGATTCTGATTCTACTGATTAACCCTGTGAGCATAGCAAACCGGCCGCAGAGGGGACATTTAGGAGGGCTTTTTTGCTTTTTCATAATTCCTGCTTTTTTATTCGTTCGGAAAGGTAATCACTTGTAGCATGTTACCGGTCACCACTAACTTTTTTAAAAAAGTTACAAGTACCAATCGGTCACCACTGTAGCATGTTATCGGTCACCACTAACTTTTTTAAACTTGTAGCATGTTATCGGTCACCACTAACTTTTTTAAAAAAGTCACAAGTACCATCAAAACAAGTCATCCCGTCACAAGGTAACAGGGCTTCAGGGTTGTCAGTCATAGTAAACATTATCAGCAAAAGGGGGGCAATAGGGCTTATACTTGCAACGGTATTTATCCAAAGGTTGTTCTATAGAGGCTTCAAGGGGCTCTTTTGCAACTTCCTGCGTTTTTTTCTGGCAAACATCATTTCCGGTAAATTTGTTAATTACTTTCACTATTTCGTTAGTTAAAGTTTCAATAAGGGTTTCTCTTTTAGCAGTATCTATCCCATAACATATATTATCACTGGAGACAAACGGTTGTGGAGGGGGTGTAGGAAAACCCTTTATTGGGGGGTTTGGTTTTCTATCGGTTTCTGTTACAGCATCTAAGATTGCGCCAGTATAAGTTAATGTCGATTTATCAGGGCCTACACCTATTACTTCAGTTCTATTACCGTTTTCAATAGTTACAGTTACAAATTCATCTCCAAAGCCGTGTTCTTTTAGGAAAGCTTTATTGATATCAACAAGGAGTTCTTCTGTATCTACAGGAGTGTATATGATGATTTCTTTACCGGGGCCTGTTATAGTTGTTTTTTGGAAAAGATCTTTATTCATGATTTACTCCTTATACAGGATGATGGGCAACAGGCTCTTTTTCAATGAAGCCAGGGTGTTCATGTTTACCAGTAATTCGCAATTTTATTACAAATCTTTCCGGGAAAGACACATATAATACACTTCTTGCAGCCCGGTACCCAACAGAAAGTCCTGTATCACCTACGGTTTGGATAGTAGTTTTACCAGTAGTAGCTTTGCCAATAAGTGTTAATACATCAAATTTCTTTTCTTCACCGCAAGTAGCTATTCTGAATATAGTGGGCTGGAGTATAGCATTGATTGTTTTTCGCAACCATATTCTTTTGAGAAAAAAGAAATAAACAGCTAAAGTAAAGTTTTTCCATTGTTTTTTTATTTTATTCATTGTATAACCTACGGGCTCCACAATATGTCTTGTTCCAATAATTATCCAATCGGCTACGGATCACTCCTTTAGTTGAAGAAGCATGAACAAACACATTATTCCCCATGTATATTCCCACGTGGGTTGGTCGTTTATTTTTACAGAAAAACACCAAGTCACCTTGCAACAATTTGTTTTTATTCACTCTTTCGCCCAATTTATTCAGTTCCTTAACAGAATAAGGGAGCACTACACCGTTCATTTGCTCAAATACTTTAACAACCAAACCGCTACAATCAATGCCAGCCCGGGTAATTCCTCCATATTCATATGGTGTTCCTAACCAACTGTTTGTTATATATGCAAGTTTATTAGATTTTATCCCTACTATAAATAAAACCAATATACACGCAATAATCATGTAGATTCCCAAATATTTTAAATTATTCAGATTCATTGTTTTCCTCTTGTTTTTGTAATAATTCTTTGATTTTTTTCTCATACAGTATCTGGTTCATACGCATGAGGTTTAACAGGATTTGATCAGAACATTCTTCCAATTCCCGGCCAATACCTTCTTTATTGCGATAAGCTTGTGAAGCTTCCAAAGCTTCATGTTGTATCCAGCGGTACATCTTATCAGCCGGTATATCTAACCAACCGCCTTTAGCCATGTTCTTAGGGTCTAAAAACCTGTCTTTCACAAAAGGTATAGCCTCAAAGATAAGATTCCAGAGCTCTTCAAAAGTCCTACGGGTGATTGTTTGATTTTCATCTATTTTAGTTGAAGTTCTCTCGTATCTGTGATGAACAGCCCCACAGGTACAAACTTTTATTGTAACATCAGGTTCTCTGTCATCAAATTTGCAAGTTCTTTCACAAAAAGCACAGGTAAAAAATAAATGATTTAAACCTGCGCTGACATTTACCCAATCTTTTGTTATTTTATCGCTCATGATAAATCTCCACCATATAAATATACTTTTTGTTTGGGATGTAAGGATAAATCTGCTTTACCCAAAGGTACTTGTAACTCCAAATACTCAACAGTAGGATCAACTGTTGGTAATTTTTCAAAAATTTCAATTTCAACTTGTGGATTATCTGGAAAATCAGGGTGCCCGGTAAATTCACCACACACATAAAATCTTATTTGTTTAGCTTCGTCATCCTGAAATATCCAATAGTTCCAATTTTCCAAGGTAATCATTTGGGACCTTCTTTGTATTTGATAATTTTCTCTTTAAGTCCCCACATACGCATAGACCCTAATCTAGCAACTTTTAGATGTTCCTCCGGTGTTAACTTTTCAGCTTTGTGGTTAGGTACTGGACTTTTCATAGTGCGCACCTGCCCACTCTTACTCACGATTATCAAACCAGCTCTTTCCGGAATGTGTTCCAAGGCAAAATCAGCCAAATCGGAGGGCACTGCAAAGTAAAAGTTTTTTATTCGGGGATCGTCATGTGAATGTTTCTTTTTACTTTCTGCTAAAAGGTCGCTTTTAGACACTTTTATTTCAATTTCTGTGACATAACCAGCGGAGGATACAACCATTAAATCGCATTCATGTATACCCAATCCCCAACTGATATTAGGCACTATGGTATTAGTGCATATATCCATGTAACGGGCAACTCTTACTTCTATTTCAAGTGTCGTTTTATAATCCATAAGAAACCATTGCAAGCAATGCCTTGTGTGACATCATACTCAAGGCATAGCGTATTATTTTCAGAATACACAAAAGGCTCAATATCATTAAGGGCTATTGTCACCAACATAATGAAGAATAGAGTGAATGCGATTGCATTTTTCACGCAAAATACTCCTTAAATTTGCTTGCAACTTTCGCTCCTAAACCATGTTTTTTCGAAGGAAGAAAACATTTTTGTTTGGCTATAAAGGGAAAACTTTTGAGATTAGATACATGCTTGCGTCCAGGTTTTATGCAATGGTGATCGACTTTAAAAAGATCATCATTGGAAACAATTTCCTGTACAAAACCTCTGCAATTCAAGCAACTTCCCGTATCGTTTGTTGGTCTTGGTTTGCTTTTGAGTTTGATTACATTTTTCAGTTCATCATCAGAAGGTATGAAACTGTATAATATGGTGAAAATTACACATACTATTAATATAAATCCACCTACATAGGGGGCTATTGCGTTAATCATGATCAACCTCTTTTATTTTTATGATTTTCAATTTCAATTGCACGTTCCACAGCTGGGATACATTCTGTTACATCATTTACAGCTGAACCTTTTCCTCTGATTCCAGCACACAACAGCTTTTTAATCGCATGTTGTACTGGTGGATTAGTCACGTTAAATGCTTCTAAAACACTGTAAACATCCACATTATTTAATGTTTTGCCTTCAGTGTTTCTGATGGTTCTCAGGTATTTATTCCCTGATTTTAAACCTTTTTCAACTTTAGGGGTTTTTCTCGTTCTGCTCATCTTTTTTCTCCTGTTAAAGGGTCCCGGCCCTCAGTTATTGCTGTTAATATTTCCATACCTTCTTGTGCTTTTTGCTTAGTTACATTCACATTGTTATTCTGTGTCATGTTAATAGACAAGTTGGTATCATGCCACATACCAGCTATTCTACCAAGCAATTCAATAGCTTTTAGTTTATCGGGTAAATGTATTTTATTCTGTTCAGCAAAGTCACAAATCACTTTACCGTCAATTTTATCAACAGGAAAAACTTTTATTTTTTTCTCTAATTTCTGGATAACACGTCTTTGTCTTTCAGGTATTAGATCCCAAGGCAACAAATCACCTTCACTATCATAAAAAGATGTTACATCAGTCAAAATCAAATCTGTCAAATATTCTATACAAATAGGGAGTACTTCACTTTCAAAAATCTTGATTTGGAGCAAATTTAGCTGGCGAATGGCATTTCTGATTAATTTTGACCTTAACAAAATAGAAGCTTTTGTAAATGCTTCGCGGTCGGGAGTGTTTGAACCCCCATATACTTTTCTCCAAGAGGCTGTTTTATTGCGCGTACTGTGGAATTCATGAACAAAAGCTCTGTGATTGGGGTCAACCAATTGATCAACCAATAAACTATCGGCTCCTTCAGGAATATCTATTGGTTCCAAATCATCAGTAGTCACCGGATTATCAATAATTTCAAAATCCGGGCTGTCCATATCTTGATTTTGAGCTTTCTGCAATTCCCAATCAATTTTTTTGCCCGGGGGGTTCTTTTCCCACATCCATAATGTTTTTTTCGACACACCGTACTTCTTTGCAATCTCTTTTTTAGGCAATAAACCCAATTTAATCTCAGCCAGAGCTTTGAGAATATGTTCTTTTGAATGAGCCATATACAACAATAATTTAAAGGTTACTTTTAATATATAATTTTTTAGAAAAAGGTAACGTTTTAAGATTAAAAAGGTAATGTTACACACAAAAAAGTTACTAAAAGTAACCCAATTATTGTTGACGATTATAGTTGTATTAATTGCCACGTTTTTTGTTCCGCTTTTCATCACTCTCTTTAATTTTGTCTGAGGCCTCTCGGCAATCTTTGAAGAATCTAAGATGTTTATTAATCTTACGGGAGCCTTCTGACCGATCTTTAAAAGGTTTTTGTTTACTGTTCATTCTCTGAGTAGCTTTTTGAATTTTATCAATATTTTTTTTCATAATTTACTCCTTTTTACATCTTAAGAGATACTCAGCCCCATGTCGGTATGGGATAAGGGGGACAGGGGACCGACTACCATTTTGCCACACACAAACAAAACGGGGGGCTGAGTTATTTTTTTACCACTGCTATATCTACATAATAACCTTTACACTGGTCCAATCTTACCACTTCGTGATAATTAGCAATTTGAGTTTCATAGGTGTCTGTTCCTTCTATTCGGTACATAATCCAATATTTTTCTTCAGCTTTTTTCTCAAACCATTTACAAAATTTAGCTGCTTGAGAACAATCACATTTCTTGCGATCTCCACCGGAATGAGGACAATTACACCACTCTTTGGCTACTTCTTCTGGATTCCTTCCTGAAAGTCCTGCAATTTGTTTAAATATTTCTATCTGGAGTGAATTTTTAGTTACCTTGATCATAATTCCCTCTTTTATTTGTTATATATTCTCTGGCTGCTTCTTCTGTATCAAAACCAATAAAATTATTAGAACCATATAAAGTATTATTTATTTTTTTCTTAATTTCCTTTTTTGAAAGTTGTCCTACAAAGCTATAACTAATTGTAGCAAACTGTGGGTTACTTCTTTCTTTTACGTAAAATTTTGCTCTTGTCATCCTGTCCTCCTGTCCCTTACTTATAATATAACTAATTAAAATGTTAAAAGGAGATATTTTTTAAAAAAGTTACACTTTTTTGAATTTTTATTAATCTTCAAAACGACCTATCTCAGTTTCATTTAAAAATTTACTGTCAATATACCAAAGTCCTAAACCTAAAGCATGTAAAACCACTGCTTCACTTGTGTTTTCAGTTCCGTCATCTCTTTCAATGCCTTCAAATAATTTAACCCGGGAATAGCAAGCAGCTTTCTCTTTCTCTCCCATAGACAGCATTATCATTTTACCAACGTTAGGGATCTTTTTATAAGAGCCCCCAAGCCCTCCTATGCCAAATTTTTTACCATTATACGCGTCACGATTCCCTTGCGTAGGTGCGAACACACAAACATCAAGTTCTTGTGCCCAACCAGCTAAATCTACCCATGTTTGTTCCTCATCTTTATTTTCATTACTGTAGCCCCCAGCAGAACGGTGTTTCATTACATCGGGGTTGTCTACTATTATAACATCAGGAACAAAATTCAATTCTTTTTCCAACTGTTGAGTTTTAGTTTTAAGCATTGAAACTGTAGCTGTTCCCCGGGGGAATGTTACTGTTTTGATTCGGCCCCTATTCTGTAAACGAAGGGCATGAGCTCTTTTCTTTATTCTTTCAGAGTCCGTTATCATCTGTTCATCTTTGATTTCTATTTCATCATAGTAAATGCTTCCGTCATCTTCAAAATGGGGCAGCTTATAGGTACCTGGTTCTTTCGGCATAGTGTTTATACTTTGCCAGGTTCTCCGTGTAAATTGCCTTTTAGCTATTTCTAAATTAAAATAGAGAATGTTTAAACCTAAACTCAAACAAAAAGCCTGTACGAATATAGCAAACCAACTTTTACCTGCTTTACTTCCAGCAACCAATCCTACAAGATCACCCCGGAGCCACCAACCCAAAATGTATCCAAGGACCCCGGGAAGTTTAAACAATCTTTCTTCTTCAAAATTAAATGAATCACTAGTTTCTTCATGATTAATAAAAGGGTCATAAACATCACATTCGGTTTTTTCTACCCTTTTGAACTTAGTTAAAATTTCCTCAGCATATTTCAAATCTTTATTCTTAACAGCTTTTTTCATTTCTTCATTCATTTCGGAAAAAGCACGCCAATTAAAATAATTAATTATGTTTTCTGAATTATGTTGAGTATTATTTACTTTAAAGTTTTCAGAATCCTCATCAATGTTTTCTAACAAAGTCTGTATATTTTTAGCTTCATCTTCATCAATTTCATCTTTATACTTTACAAATATACTTGTTATGTCTTTACCTGGAGCTTTGCCCGTAGTATCATAGTATTCTATTATCCATTTGAAAAGGTATTCAGCATATTTGTTACTTGCCAACTCCGGTTTTAATATGGAACGGCAATTGGATAAAAGATTATCATTAACAATTAATTGATAAATGAATAATCTTTCTTCATCAAATTGAGAACCATCATCACGTTCTGTTATCAAAACATACCACCTTCAGGTTTTTGGGGAGCTCCAGCATATTTGTTAAATAAATTTAAAAGCAAATCATTATCATCGCTCACTTCTTTCCCTTCTACAATCTGGTCAACCATCTCCCGTTTAATATCCCAGCTTTCCATAATATCCATATCAACGGTACCTGCAGCCGGTAAGAAAAAAGAACCAACATTGTGTTCTTGTCCAGGCCTTAATAATCTATCTTCAGCCTGATCACTTTCCATAGGACTTCTGCTTATTTCTGTAAAGCAACAAGTATCACAAATATGTTGCATACCATCTAAACCAGTTCCACCTGATTGGATGTTGGCATCAAAAAATAAGCATTCAGGGTCCTCTAAAAATCTTTTGAAAGCTGCCTGTTTTTTCTTATTGGACATACCTCCATAATACATTACACTTTCTTTTTTATAACATTCATGTATGTATTCTACAACGGCCCTATGCCAACTAAATATTACTAATTTTTTCCCCGGGTTAATTTCTTTATAATTATCAATCCATTCAATAACAGATTTCTTTTTAACAGCAAAAGCACTACTCATCAAACTTTTTATAGCGTTTTGTAATTCAAAAGCTTTCGTGCGGTCTATGTCTTTATGTTCTTCTTTCCAAATAGCAATTTCTTTATTCCAAGCAGCCTGATCTATTTCCATAGGGACTACAACGCGGGTTTTTCCAGGGAGCTCTTTTAACACGTCTGCTTTACGATACCTGATCATTACATTTTTAACGGCTCTGTGTAATGCTTTCGGATCTTTACAACCAGGTTGCTCGTGTTCCCCATAACCATTAGCTTCAATGTTACAATATTTATCTTGGAATCTTTTAAGTTTTGGAAATCGGTCTTTATCCACTAGATGTAAAGGCAACCAAAATTGACTTGGTTTCGTTTTGATAGGTGTTCCCGAAAGAGGTATAAAATTGGGAATTGATTCAGCAATTTCTTTCAAGGCTTTGCCCCTCATTGATTCTATGTTATTACAGAATTGAATTTCATCCCCAATTGAAGTTTTAAAACCAGCCCGTTTTATAAAATGGAACCAAGAATTAGGTTGAACAACTTTTACTTTTTTAGGTTGAAGAACTCCATATTTTTTATGATACTTTGTTTCAGTTTTAGTAAAAGCCAATACATCCCAATTCACTACATAGGAAATGTCTTGTTCAAGTGGGTACCCTTTTTGACCGTCTAATATTTTAACAGGTCTTCCAACCCACTCTTTCCAATATTCTGCCCATTGAAGTTTAAGGTTAGCAGGGCACATTATAATAGCTGGTTGATGTTCTCTTCGCATGTGGCAAAATAAAGCTGCTATAACAGATTTACCTAAAGCCATATCTAAACCAAGTATACCACGACCACCGCGCCAAACCAAAAATTGAAGGCATTCATATTGATAATCCCAAGGCTTCAAACCGTTGACCCCGGCTATTTCACCTAAATCTATTTGCAACCAGGGTTTGCCTTCAATATTATCATCAAATTCAGGCCCATCACCTTCTATCTCAAAAGCATATAAAGGTGTGTCAATTAATTCACGGTTTTCTGGTATGTCAGGACATTCCCAAAAATAACCATCTGGATCCCATCTCCATTTTAGATTGGTTCCAGATGGACGTAATTTTTCATTTTTGTTTCTTCTTCTAATATCATCAACCATTCCCCCGTCATAAGGAGAAAACAGTTGGAGCATTCCATCAACTTCCCGTGCATATCTGTCATTCAAATCAATCGGCATCTAATCCTTTATACATCAAAATCAATCTTTGTTGGGCTGCTTCTATTTTATTATAATAAGTTTCAACAGTTTTCTGTTTTGCTTTTTCTTCCGATAATTTATTCAATTCTTCATTATACACATAACGCACTAAATTGGCTGATTCTGTATCATTAAACTTTTGGCAGTCTTCTATTAATGTTTTCATGTATGTTGTGTCTTGTTCTAGTTCAAACACAGAAGCTGACACAGAATTTAAATCAGATCCAATTGAACCCCGTTTAGTATTCAACCAATTGATATGATTAATTATTTCATCTTTATTCATCTTCTACCTGCTTCATGTTTTCAAAAATCAAAAAATAACAATGATATTTTCTCGCGTGAATTTGATTTTTTTGATTAGGTGAAACCATTCGGCTTTTTGCTAACAATATAAACATATCTTTCAAGTAAAAATTCAAATTTTCAGCCTGATTTATTATTTTTACATGACTCCAATATTGCTTCCTAGACGAAACTACATCTTGGCATTTCACTATTAATTTACCTTTTTGCTTTAAAACTCTGGAAAATTCCTCTAAACATTCATTATACCAAAATAATAGATCTTTCATTGATGGGAATTCACCAAATCTGTTTGCAATTAATCCTTGAGATTCTTTTCTACGGCCCCCTATAAAAGGGGGATCGAACATTAATCTTTCTATAGAATTATTTTCAAGATATTCCAATTTATTGGCGTTCGATTTTATTACATCAAATCTTTGAGGGAATAAATCTGATTTAAAAACAGGCTCTTCCACACAACTTCTTTTGTAAAAAGAACCTATACTAAAAGTAGGGTCACAATCAATTCTTTTACCTTCTAAATGTAAACTAATTATGTTTCTTATCATTTCGCCTTCATCATATCCTATTGATTTTATAGGATCAAAAAATAAACTCATCTTATACCTGCTTCATGTTTTAAAATTCTACAATCTACAAACCCCAATTCATCAGGGTCCCCTCCATCCCAACGAATGCGCTCAGCAGCCACTCCCATAGAACGAAACTCAGCTACATGCTTTCCAGCTTTATCCCAGGCTTTCTGGTCAGTAGGGTCAAACATAAATATTATTTTACGAAAGCTGTTTGCCAACTTGTGTATTTGTGAATCGGTAAGAGCTGATCCAAAACCGGTACCAACACCCTTGCCCATACGATAAACGTCAAAAGCTCCTTCAACTATACCACAAGTATCTCCTGTCCAATCATCTAAACCAAATATGATATCTTTATAATGGACTAAAGATTCTTCAGGAGTTGCTGAACGATATCTAAATTTATTGTTGTCTGTTATGTCCCTGGCTTGAAAACTAACTACTCTATGGTTGTAAGTTATTGGCAAAACAATCCTATTTTCCCAATCAGGCCCGTCCATAACTGTAGTAAAATGTAAATCATATTTTTGGCTTAAAAATTCAGGATTGTAACCCCTGCCCAAAAGATAATCATTGTGCCTTTCTCTTGCCTCACGGGTACCGGGTATTGTCATCATTTTAGCATTTTGTCGTTTTTCTTTGTAAATTCTGGAATGACCATAACCCCCATAACCTTGAAGGAGTCCACGGGCTTCCCTTTTGCTGACTTCTAATAATTCAGCTATAACTTCAACAGAAGAAATCCCACCACAGGACCAACAATTGTAACCACCTCTTTTTAAATCGAAACCCCCAAAATAATCACGGTCACCACCTTTGTGGTTATGTTTAAAAGGGCAACAGATATTAATCCACCTTGAACTTTTTTGACGGTATTGGATCCTGAAATCCTTTAAAAATTTAACAACGTCCCAAACCATTTATATACCAAGCCCTCCTTGATATATGTGTTGACTTTCCAACCAACTATCTTTCTCGATTTCTTTTAAATGATTTTTTATGTAATCATCGCTAAAAATCATACTTCAATTTTCCATTCTTTGGTATAATTTCTGAGCCATTGTAATTTGGATATAGCATTATCACCTGGCATATAAAAAATCTCAGGTATACCGTGACCTTGTTGAATACATTTAAAACGTAAATCACGCAAAATTTCACTAGCTTTAACTTCAGCTGTTTGGCTCATTACTTCCGCAAATTTAAAAAAATTTGATTTCATACTTGTCCTCCTGTATTTATTATAAAAAGTTCACTTTTTAAACACAAATTCCTTTTCAAATACTTGCTTAGATTTTTTTATTTGAGCGTTTTTTATCATTTTATTAATAAATTTATTTTTAGTTTTTTTCTTCATTCTGCCATTTTCCAAATCTTCTAATTGATCAAATAAATTATTAGCTCTCAAATATTGTTTTAACTTGCGCAAAGGGTCTTTTCTGATTTGAACCTTTTTAATTTCTTTATCTTTATGTATTTCAAAATTTTTCATCTCAGCTTTCAATTTTAAGTAAGCCTTATGTTTGCCAGCAAATTTTAAATATTTAAGTGTTTTCTGTCCGTCACCTCCCAAAATCATATTTAAAACATTAGGATTTTCTAAAAATTTACGATCTACAATTGCTGCTTCGTAAGCATAAGCTTCAACTGATGTTTTAAATGTTGCTAAAATTTCTTTTTTAAATTTACTTGGAGCATATCGTTGTTGCAGATCTTTAATTAACAAACCACTACCCAAGCAGCCATCTTTCATGTTATTCGTGGAATATTTGCCCACATAAAATTGCCCAGTAGGCACAAAAATAACCTTGTATACCATGTGAATCATTTCAATACCTGTTACCTTTTTACCTGTTACCTTTTTACCTGTTACCTTTTTACTTGTTACCTTTTTACTTGTTATCGCAGTCACTGGGCAGCATAGTTTCCCTAGACCTGTTGCGGTATAGGGAATATGACGCAGTGTACTGTTTCACATTATGTTCTGAATTGATTGGATATACCGCGAGCCTTTTTACACACTTCACACTCTACAATTCAGCCTATCCAAATAAATCTGGAATGGGGTCGTGTTGCTGAAATTTCGACAGATAAACTTTTACATAAATGTACTTCAAGCCTTCAGCGCAAGTATCGGGGGCCTGTCTGAAACTGCTCCCCCATGAGCTATTGAACAAAGTTTAAGATCCAATAACCCACAAATTACTATTCAAGCCCCTTTCAGTTGCCTTCAGAGGTTGTAATTCAATTGAAACTGGTATTTCAGGCCCCAGTTTTTAATAGGCGTATAGCGTGCAATCTGGCTATCGGTGGAATAAAAAGAGCTGTCACGGGTTTCGTTTCAGTTCTTTCTTCTTCTCGTTCCCTATGCTTATTTTTCCTAATGAAGGGGTGGAGATCACCCCGGAACAAAAAGAAAAAAGTAAGCATTATTGCCGGTAGCTACTCCGACTGCTTATATATATTATATAAATTTATTTACAAAAGTAGCAATTTTTTATTACATATCTCTTAATTTGTAAAAAGCTTTGAGTTTTTTGCCTGTTTCACTTGATTTTTTAACTTTGTGATACATGTTCCCTCCTACAATTTATTATACGAATAACAAAGTGCTACTGGGTCCTGTTCTGCGTCAAATTTTTCATAAATAAAATAACGCAAATCTCCAAGAGCTCTTTGGAGTCTCTTTTTGTCCCAGCCCCATTCGCTAACTATGTTGAGTAAGTTATCAATAGTGAGCCGCAATTGACGACCTAAAGCTGTTACAAGGTTCCCCGATACTATAACACTGTATATTTTTTTAGCATCTTCTGACAGCTCCGAATAGGCTATATTCAAATCTATGTTTTCTGCGTTGTCAAAAGCTTCCCCGCGATCTTCCTGGCTTGCGTGACCATCATGGAGTCCAGATCCTGAGTCTTTACTGCGGTCATCCCTTACCAATTTGAATTTATATGCCTTATCTTGAAATTTATACCAGTAACGGTAATGTAATTTTTTCAAGTGGGTCCAAAGAACAGTTCCAAAATTAGCACCTTTTTCTGGATCAAAAACTTCCAAAGCTTCGTAAAAAATTAAAGAGCCCTCTTGGAAAAGATCTTCATATTGATCGGCTGGTGCTTTCAATGTATGTATGGCTTTATGTATCATATTTTTATAACATTTGCCGCCATATGTATATGGTTTCTGTTTATTCACTAGAACCTCCACAATCAGTACAAAGATCACTTACGAGGTACGGTCCATTTTCTGCAAATACGAGGTGCGGTCCATTTTCTGATTTGCAACAATCACAGATTTCTTCACCGCAACAATCGCAAAACTTTATAGAACCTGGTGTAACTTCAGATCCACAACCACTACAGAATTCATTTTTGTCTATTTGTACGTCCATTTTGTCCTCCTTATTTATCCTTATTTTCAATATAGATAAATAAAAAATAAAAAGGAGATATTTCTTAAAAAATATAACTATTTACTTAAATTTTTAGTTATTTTAATGATTTTCAACTATATTACCAATTGCGTCAATATAGTAATGACCTGATTTTTCTAATTTGGGTAAAATTTCTTGCTTCCATGTGTCATGATCTTTGGCTTTTAATAAAAGTTCTTCAGGTGTTTGTTTATACTTATATACTTTTTGTAATTTTGAAAATTTATCATCAGATTTTAACCAAAACCAGAATAAAGATCGACAGTGATTGTTTTGAAACTTGTTGTCTTCATGTAAAAAATCCATCAAAGTCAAACGTTTTTGCGGCCATACACCTATTAATTCTTGATTTAGACGGGCTTTTGTGTATCTATTGCATTGGTGAGCTATGCAATCCCATATTGAATTGTTTGATACAATGATATTTCTATCATTTTTATTGTGTAATTTAGTATCATCCATAATAAAATTCACAATAAAGGTACCTTTCACTATTTCATTAATTGCTTGTTTTAAATTATTTAACCATTTTGAATTTTTATTCAAAACCTTTGAAAAAGGCAAATTATCAGGATCTAAATCAAAATCTTTCGCATTTTCTTTCCAAAGTTTATTACATTTGTCTACTATGATTTTTGAATTGTTGTAAATTTCTTCAAGGTTACCACTAGTTTCAATTTCATCAAACAAATTAGACATAAATACCTCTTTTGCGTTACATTTATTATAAATAGTTGGGAGATTACTTTGTAATGTTTTATAATAAGATTATAAGCATGAAACAATAATTCAAAATGGGATCATTGTGAAGTACATAATATGAGAGAATTTAAAACCCCTATAAGTTTACGTGGCGATCATTATTATTGCCCACTCAGTCTCCAAATAGATAGTTATTGGAACTGTGAACCGGGTTGCATCTCTTGTTATCTTCGGAAAATGAACAGAACCTGGGGACAAGAACAACGTGTAACTGATCCTGAAAATGTAAGGAAAAAACTCACCAGTGGTATGAACAGCAAAAACCCAAAGACACCATTGGCTCACGCCCTCAAAAATAAAAATACTATAAGATTGGGCAATAAAACTGATCCTTTTCAAAACATAGAAAAAACAAAAAGGATTAGCAGCAGAATAATTGGAGTTATGGAAGATCTTGATTGGAGTTATGTTGTACAAACTAAATATGTTGCTAATGTAGTGCCTGTTTTCCATAAAATAAAAGTAGGTACATTAATGCCTATAGTTTCCCCGGGGCTTGAGATGGATTGGGAATTGTTTGAAAAATGTAAAACAACCAACCCTATAGACCGTTTGAGACTTCTTAACGTGTTTAACCGTGAACACGATATTCAAGGTGGTGTTAATGGTGAGCCTTTTATTCCTGGGTATCATTCTGAAAGAGATTTTGAACAAACTTTAAAATTATTGAAAACATATAATATTAAATCATACAACACTTATCATCTTCATTTTAATGATTTAGTTGCTAAAAATTTCCATGAAGCTGGTTTAGATATTGAATTAATATGGAAAATGAACCAAGATGAGAATTGGAAACCTATTCTACAAAATCTTATTGACCTTGCTAAAAAATATGATATAATATTGGGTTGTCCGGATTTCGTCAACAGTGGTTTGTACCAAGAAAAAACAAATACTTGTTGCGGTTTAAATGTACCTAACCCAACCAAGTTCACTATGATTGAATGGAAGAAAAAGATGCTGTGGGAAGGTAAAACAGCACAACAGGCCATAGATGAAACTTGGGATGGGGTAGGGGATAGGCAAGAAGCTCTTGACATTTTAACTAATAAACAAAAAGATATGTATACAATTAAAGATATTGAAATCGAAACAAAGAAAGGTGGTCTGTTTTGAAAAATGATAAAAACTACAAAGATGTGCTGAAAGTTTCCAAAAGAGGCTCAGATTGGAATTCACAAAAAGCAATTTTTGAAAAAATATTCAAAGCAATCAAAGATGGAAGTGGAGCTCTTGGTACATTTTTAGATCTCACTTGTGGTGTTGGTGCAATATTTAAAAAACTTGTAGATGATTTTCAGTTCAAAAAATGGATTGGGCTTGAAATAAGCGAATGTTGTTTGGAAGAATGGGAACTTTTAAAAGAAAAATACAAAGATCAAGTTGAAATTGAAACTTTATTAATGAGTTGTTTTGATTATCGTAGTGAAGATCCAATACAAATTGCTTATTTATCTTTCAACACTTTCTCGTTGCACAAAAAACACGAAGAAACTTGGAGCAAAATTGAAACATTTTTAAAAAATAATGATATTGAACATTTTGTATTCGCTGACACTGCTTCAATGTGGTTCAAAATACGTGGTCACGGTGGTCCATATGATGTTGAAGATTGGGATGAGTACGTTGAGAAAATGGAAGATACCTTATCAGAAATAACAAATCACTCGTATGAACTACAATTAGCTGAAAGATTCAGTTCTAAAAAATGTGCTATCTTTCATTTCAAAAAGGTTTAATATGAATTACTGGGATTACAGAAAAAAAGCTATTAAACTTGCCCCCCGCATGACTACTCTTTCAGGTAAAGGGGAAGGGTTCAAAATGAAAGAAAAGGGCAGGAAAAGCAATTATCACCAATACTCTATTAAAGAAAGAACCAATGTGAAAATGGAACGTTTGTTAGATACTGAAACAATTGGTTCTTTCGCTGAAGTCTCTCTCCGTGCCCAAAGCTGTCCCATGCCTCTTAACATAGATGTATGGGACGGCTTGACTTGTCCAATGGGTTGTAAATACTGTTTTGCTGATTATTTCAGACACAGCCTTTACACTTCTTTTTTTGACAACGGGAAAACTTTAGGGTTAAGAAGTTGCAACGCAAATGATTATAAAAATCGGCTTGATGAATTATTCAAGCACCGTGGTGAAAAAACTTCTTGGGATAAGAATGAATTGGTCAACGCTATACGGCTTCAAATACCTATTCGGTTGGGAATACGTTTTGAAGATTTCCCTCCAATAGAACGTGAAAAAGGTGTTGCATTACAATTACTGGATTATTTGGCTGATAACAAATACCCATTAATGATCAACACCAAATCAGTTATCCCGGGTGAAGATAAATATTTGAATGCTCTTGCCAGAAATCCGGCAGGGACTGCGATTCACTACACTCTAATAAGTAGTGATGACACGTTTCTCCGGAAAATAGAGCCCGGGGCACCTACGTTCAAACAACGGCTCAATTCAATGAAAAGACTGGCTGAAGCCGGTGTAAGGGTCGTGGCTCGTATAGAACCATGGATGTTTTTATTAAATGATAGCAAGGATATGGTTGATCATTACATAGGAGAACTCAAAGCTGCTGGGGTCCGGCATATGACTTTTGACAGTTACAGCTACTCAGCAAATTCAAAGGGGCTTGAAACTAATTTCAGAAATTTAGGCATTGATTTCAGAAGGATGTTTTTGATTAGCTCCGATAGCCAGTGGCTCAGCAGCTTACTTTTAGGTAAATTTATCCAATATTTCCGGGATAATGGGATGGAGTGTTCCACTTTTGACCAAGGCAATGCCCCGGATAATGACGACATGATTTGTTGTTCTGTGGGGGATAAGTTTGAAGATTATGGATTCAATTGGGGGTCCGGAGTAACCGCAATAAAATTTATACAATCACGGGGAATGACCCCAACTACATGGGGGCACTTTATTAAATGGATTGAGGAAAAAGGTGGATTTTTATCCAAACAACTCCATGATGATGTCAAATTGCTTTGGAATGGGCGAGGTGATGGAGCGTGGCCTATTTATTGGAGTTGGGGATTGGAAGCTATTGGTCAAAACTCTGAAGGCACTATTTGGAGATTTAACCGTGAACATGATTTTAGAGAAGAATACTGGAGGCAATTATGCGATTAACCGAAACAACTGAATGCGTTGTAGCTCAAGCGGTAGCCTTGACGCAAAACGGTAAAATGAAAAACACAGTTCATATCAAAGACAAAGATATTTTAATTATGAATTTGGATGACACTATTGTAACACGTAATAAAGTTACGCAAGAATTCAATAATGAAATAAGCTTTTTTGCCAATGATTATGAAAGTCCTGAATTAGAGGTTCGGAACGGTCAAGTTGTATTTAAAAAATGTGTAGGTGGTTACAAACGCGAAAAAATTTGTCCAGCTCCTAAAAACAAATACATAGATGTGAGGGAAATACTGGACAATCATGAACCTGTTAAAGATTATCCGGTAACATTAAAAGATGATGTGCTGTCTTTATTAGAAGATGGTTTGAGTCATATTGAATTCCACAATGTTGATGGTTATCTCAAAATACTTCAAAAAGACATTTATTCAGGCCAAAAAATAGAAGTTGAGAAAATACAAGAGGGTATGTTTCCAGAAACCTGCAAGATGCCAGAAAATTTGCCTATTGGATTGAGAACAGTTGATTTTAAAGCTCTTTTCAGTTTTCAATCGCAGTTGACTTTTTACTTCCAGGATAAAAATTACATCTATTTTAAAAATGGTGAAGGTGATTTTGAAGGAATTATATCAACTTGCATTTATGATGAAATAGGGTACATTGAAAAATAAACAACGGGAGAATGTGGTATGGGCGGTAAAAGTAGAAAAACGGGAGGGGTTAGCAAATCCCTTATAGACCGGATAAAAGCCGGTAAAGCTTCGAAAGATCGAAAAGACACCAGTAAACCTGTTGCTAAAAAATCGTGTGGAGCGCAGCCTAAAAACCCTAAAAAAGGTGGGTTGTTTTGAATATGATTTATCCCGAATATTCAGAAATGTTGGAGCAATTGGAAAAAGAACCAAACTTTTTCCTATCTTCCGAATATTGGGAAAGAGCCGGTTGGTATGACAGTAGTTGTGATGAAGTTTCTTTTGTTGGAGCTCCTTTGTTGGAAAGATTTTTTGATCACCAGTTTATTTATGAACCAATAAATCCTGATAATATTGATGAATTTTTATCAGGAAAACAAATGAAATCAGTTAGAAAGCAATATAATAAATATCGCGATATTTTGACACCTTTCTATAATACTCAAGATGACCCAGAAGATCTTTTGATGAAGTGGGTTGGTGAGCGCGATTTATATGACCCCGATGTGTTTGTGAATTACGTTTTTCATGGTGATAACCGTATATTTATTAAAAATCAAAAAGGTGAATTGGTAGCTCTTTTAATTTGGGATTACAATTACAAATTCATAAATTTTCGTTATTGTCTAGTAGATCCTGATTACAAAGGTTTATCTGATTATTGCAGAGTACTGTTCAGACAATTAATGTATTTACGATTCCCAACCAAATTAATAAATGATGGGGGGAGTTTAGGCAGTCCAACCTTGTATACGTACAAGCAAAAGCTTAAACCCTTAAAAGTTGATCTTTTATACTACAAATCAAATAAGGATTAAACATGCGTGAATATTTGCGATTGTTGAAAAAAATCAAAAACGAAGGGATTCAAAAAGGTGACCGTACCGGTACTGGTACAATAAGCCTTTTTGGAGAACAAATGCGATTTGACCTTTCAAAAGGTTTTCCTTTAGTGACAACTAAAAAGACGTTTCTGAAGGGTATTATCCATGAATTAATATGGTTGCTTTCCGGAGATACTAATATTAAATACCTTACGGATAACGGAGTTCATATTTGGGATGAATGGGCTGATGAAAATGGTGATCTAGGTCCTGTTTATGGACACCAATGGCGTAAATGGGGATCATTTGATTCAAAACACCCAGAGTATTTGGCCAGTGAAGGGCTTGATCAAATAACTAATGTTATTGAACGCATTAAAACAAATCCTAATTGCCGTAGATTGATCGTAACTGCTTGGAATCCTGTTGAAATCTATCAAATGGCTTTACCACCTTGCCACATGTTCTTCCAATTTTATGTAGTAAACGGAAAACTCAGTTGCCAAATGTACCAACGTTCAGCTGATATGTTCTTGGGGGTGCCTTTTAATATTGCGGCTTACGCCTTATTGACAATGATGGTTGCCCAAGTCTGTGATTTAGAACCCGGTGAATTTATTCACGTGATAGGTGATGCTCATGTTTATAACAATCATTTGGAACAGATTGATGAACAATTAAAACGGGAGCCCCGTGAATTACCTACAATGTTAATGAATCGAAAGGTGAAAAACATTTTTGATTTCAAATATGAAGATTTTTCTTTGATTGGGTACAACCCACATCCAGCTATTAAAGGTAAAGTTTCTGTATAAATTTAACTGAATAAAAAAGGAGTAATAATGATTATACAAAAAGAAATCCTTGCCAATGCCATTAAAAGAATTATGCCAGGCATAGGCAAAGATAAAACAGCCCTACAGGGTATGGACACCATTATAATTGATAAAGGTGGTCTTCATACTTTTAATGGGACCATTTGTGCCACGGTACCTATGGATACAGAAGGTATCAAAGGAGCAATAAAAGGCGAGAAATTTTTCAAGCTTGTCCAAAAATACAAAGCTGAAGAAGTAACCCTTGAGCATACAGAAAAAGGTTTATCTATCAAATGTGGTAAAAATAAATCAACTCTGGCTTGGGTGACTGACGTAAAAACTCCGGAATTTATAGAAGAACTTCACAATGTTAAGCCGTCAGTTGAGCTGCCTGACGATTTTCAAGAGGCTTTACGTTTGTGTGATATACCTACCAACCCAAAAGATTATGCTGGGACCTTTGTTCAAGGAAACTTAATGATGAGTACTGATCAAAATCGTTCCAACATTTTTACCTTTAAAGAAGGTATTAAAGATGAAGATGGTGAGGATGCTATGTTTTGGGTTAGTCTTCAAAATGGGAATCAACTGTTAAAACTTGATGACAAATTCACTCATTACACTACCAAAGAAAAATTGAAAGATGGTGCTGAAAGAAAAGGTGTTTGGATACATTTCTTGACTTCTGAAGGTACTGTTTTCAGTTGTACTCTTCTTAACATGGAAACCGTTGAGCCTATTATCAGCCATATGAAACGTTTTAATTCAATGGAAAAAGAAGATGGTGCTGTTGAAGGTACTTTGCCAGAAGGATTCAAAGAAGTTGTTCAACGTGTTGGATCTCTCAGTGCGCGTTCTGAATCAAAAGCTCTTGAATATGTAAAATTAACTTTTACGCAAGCAGCTTTAATAGTGAGTTCAGCAAGTAGTGCAGGAAGTTCTGTTGAAGAATTGGAATGGGATATTAAAGTGCCTGAAGATTCACAAGCCAGTTATTTATACCCAGTACCTTTTTTACTGGATATTTATAACAAAGCAAAAGATTTCTGGATGAAAGATATGTCTGGTGGCCAAGGTGTCAACATAACAACTTTGATATTTAATTCTGGTGGTTATAAACATCTGGTGAGTAATTTAACTGATCCAGATTAAAAACCAATTTCTACATTTATCGCTATAAATAGTATATTTGATAACTCTTATACACTATTTATAGTATATTTGTAAAATACAAAAGGATTTTTCATGTCTCTTTTTTCGGTCCCTTCTGACAATAAACCGACCAAAGGTAAAAAAGTCAAACAAGGTTGTGAGGGCTGTGATCTTCAATATATAGCTAGAAATCCCAAAATGCCAATATATGGAGAAGGGAAAAAAGAGATATTAATTGTAACAGATACTCTTTCTGAGGATGATGATTTTGAAGGACACCCTTTAAGCGATGAATATGGCGATCTTCTAAAGTATGAATTAAGAAAATACAATGTACATTTATTTAAAGATTGTTGGGTAACAAGTGCTATACGTTGTTCGTGTGAAGCAGCTAATAGTAATGATAAATTGATTGATCAATGTGGTAAACAAGTTTTAACTGATATACGCAAGTTAAAGCCTAAAGTTGTAATATTATTGGGAAGGGCTGCTGTAAAAGCAGTAATTAATTCAAGACTTACCGGCAGATTAGCTGGGACTGATTACATAAGTTTTTATGGGGACATGATACCAGATCAACAACTAAAAACATATTTATGCCCAACTTACCATCCAAAAGAAATCAAAAAAACTGAAAGTAAATATGATAAAAAACCTGACGTTATTTATTTAAAAAATTGGCGTGATAATTTAGAAGCAGCTTGTAAAAAAGCTACTGATAAAAAATATGAATTTCCTGATTATGAAAAATTAAGAGAGAAAAAACGCATTATATGGGATGTAGATAGTGCAATTAAATTCCTTGAAACAATGAAAGATGTTTGGGAAAAAGGTCAGGAAGATATAGCCCACGATTATGAAACAAGTGGTTTAAAAAATCAAGCTGCTGGTCATTTCATAGAATGTGTTTCTATTGCTGATAAACGTGAATCAGTTTGTATGCCTTTCTTCCGGAAAAATAAAATATTTTGTAAAGCTTATGAAGCAATAATGGTTTCTAGAAAAATTGGAAAAGTAGCTCATAACAATTGTTATGAGGATAGCTGGACATATAATAAGGCTCACCATGAAACCATGCCTAAATACAAAACTGCCGGTTGGAGGTGGGACACCTTATTGGGTTGGCACTGTATCCATAATCAAAAACCTACTGGACAAAAATATTTAGTTTATCGAAATTATGGCATAATAAATTATGATGAACATATTAGTAAATTTTTAGGATCAAATGATGAAGACAACAAAAACTCTTTTAATACAGTACATAAAGCCCCAAAACAAGAGCTTTACGATTATTGCGCTGAAGATTCTCTATTTTGTTTTAAATTATACCAGGACCAAAAAGCTTGGTTTGAAAAACATCCACATCTTTTAGATGGTTTTTTATTCCTGCTTGAAGGTCAAATGTCTTTAAGCAGTTTACATATTAACGGACAAGGTTTTGATATTGAAAGAGCTATTGAAGCCAAAGTTTCATTAGAACAAGAAATTAAACAGAAAATACTTGAATTAAGAACTTCTGAATGGGGAGAAGGTTGGGATGGCAAAACTGGAGGGGATAACGTATATAATCATATATACAAAACTTTAGGTTTGAAAAACATAGATGAGAAGAAAACTGGAGCTGGCAAAGATGCTCTTGATGAAGATGTTATGGAAAAAATGGATCATCCTTTTACTGATTCAATTCTAGAAATAAAGAAACTGGAAAAAGTTTTAAGTACTTACATGGAAGGGTACCTGCGCGAAACTGTTGACGGTTTTGTTCATTCTTTCTTCCGACTTTTGACCAAAACATTAAGAAGCAACAGTGATAGCCCTAATGCTCAGAATATACCCAAACGAAATAAAAAAGTTAAAAAGATTTTACGCAGTTGTTTTGTTCCACGTCCTGACAGCAGAATTATGGAATGGGATTACAAAGCATTGGAAACTATAATAGCAGCTTGTAATTATCCAGACCCTAATTGGATTGAATATGTTTCAGATTTAAGTTCAGATATGCACTGGGATTGGACCTACAAAATGTTTGAATTTACTGATGATTTTGTTGATATTTTAATTGAAGAAGACATCAAAGATGACATAAGAAGTTGGGTGAAAAATGGCGCGGTTTTCCCCGGCATATACGGTTCAAGTTATGTAGCTATATCATCAAGCCTTTACAAAATAATGAAAAGAATACCAACTATGTGGGATTATTTTGGGGAAAAAGGTTGGCATGATTATAAGAAATTCAAAAATCACTTAAAGGCCATGTATGAATGGTATTGGACTGAATGGTTCCCAACTTATAAAGAACTGAGGGAGGAAGATTACAAAAAGTATTTAAAAGATGGTTACACAGACACCTTAAATGGTTTCCGCTATCAAGGCCCTATGTCCTACACTGAATTTTGTAACTGGAAAACCCAGGGACCTGCTAGTCATATAAAATTATGGACTTTGAAAGAAACTGAAAAGGAAATCGAAGAAGAGCAAATGGAATCTAAACTAATATGTGAAGTTCATGACGCTATTGTGGGTGATGTAGTAAATGGAGAAGAAACGGAAATGAGCAGATTGATCAATCATATAGGTACTGTTTCAGTGAGAGAGCATTGGACATGGATAATAGTTCCCTTGGTGATTGATGGAGAGCAATCAAAAGTAAACGGCAACTGGGCAGAAATGGAGAAATTTAAATTATGAATATCGTAAAATTTTTAAATAAAGAAGAGTTGGAAGAGCAAAAAGATAAAAGCGAACCACTTAAAAGATGGAAAAAGGCTGTTTTACCTAATAATGAATTAATTGAAGAATTCACACATCAAAATTTTAAATTCTTTTTGCGTAAATTCAAAGACCACACATATATGGTATATGAAAAAACATCAGGAATGTCAATAGGTACTTACCACAATGACAGGGAATCTTGTATGAAAACTCAAAAAGTTTTTATTGATCAAAAAATCGAACAAGGTATTCTTCCGCAAACTGTAAAAAATAGAATTAAAGAACGGGGATTTATCAACGGGGATGAAAATGATTTACCTTTTTCTTTGGAAGAAGAAGAAAAAATTGAAGCTTCACAAACTGATCTTTTTATAATAAATAAAGAACAAAAGCCTTCCAATGAGAAAAAAGCTGAACAAACAGTAAAGGTGTTGACTAAAAAGTCTACAACACAGAGTACCGGTGGAGGGCTTTTCTGATGAACCATAGGCACTTAGATGAAAAAGATAGGGTGCGGTGTGAAGTTTGGACCAGGGTGATGGGTTACCATAGACCTGTAAGAAACTTTAACAAAGGAAAAAGAGCTGAATTTGTGGAAAGGAACACATTTAAGGAGCCTAAAAATGAGCAAAGTTAGTGTTGAAGAAGTTTTTAGATGGGGAAAAACTCCTACAAATCCTGATTTAATTCATTTGATTAAACATCCAAAAGACCACAAAAGAAAAGTGCGTTGTATATTACAAAATCAAGAGCTCTTTTTTAATATAGGGGATTTTTTAAAACCTTTCAAAGCTCCAGTTTATCAAATAGCTATTAATGTTTGTTTACCTTCTGAACATAGAAATTTGTCTCAAATATGGATGGCTAAAAGAGCTTGGGAAGCTATTTCAGAAAAAGTTAAGAAAAAATTATCAATAAATCAACTAAAAAAGGAAATCAAAAAAGGTGTAACTGAAGGCACCTTGTTCCCCGATTTAGAAGATGAGGAAAAGGAGTAAATTATGAATAACAGTTTAACTGGTTCTCTTTTGGCCCAAGGCTACAGAGATTTATTATTGGGCAAATGTAATCAAATTTTTATGCCCAAAAGGAGTCAAGTTGTAAAAAATAAACAGCTCCAAAATCGTAAAAAAAGTAAATCTAAAAATAAAAAAGTAACCTCAGTCACTTATCAAAAAAGATCGGCCTGGTATTAAGGAGTCAATTATGCCGAAACCATTAAATGAAGCCATATCCGTAAAGGAAGCCAAAGACATTGCTTTTGAGTACAATTATCCTCAAGTGTTGATTTTTGCTGTAGATCCTGAAACAGGTCGCCAACATTTAACTACTTACGGCAAAGGCGAAAAAAATGCTGAAAAAGCCAAACAAGCTGGCGAATATTTAAAAGATGCAATGGGTTGGGTTCCCAAAAAAGCTCCCTCAGAAGAGGAAAAGGAGAAATAAATGGCTGATTCATTCGGTTATCATAAAATGTTTCGCCCCGATGATTGGCGTGAAATAAGAGGAAATCAAGCTGCTGCTGAAAGTTTTCGACAATTGCTTGATAAAAAAGACGGCCCCCGGGTATACCTTATAACAGGCCCCAGTGGGTGTGGCAAAACAACAATGGCTCGTATAGCTGCTAATCACCTTGAATGTTCCGGTATGAATCTGAATGAATACAATGCTGCTAAAGATCGTGGTATTGATTTAGTACGTCATATTGAAGAGGAAGTAAGATTTGCTGTCCAAGGAGTTCGCTGCTGGTTACTTGACGAAGCTCACCGATTAACTACGCAAGCTCAGGAAGCTTTTTTGAAAACTTTGGAAGATGGTCCCAGCACTGATTATTTCTTCATTTGTACGACAAATCCGGAAGTGTTTAAATCAACTTTCTTGCGACGTTGTACAAAGATAATAATAAAACCTTTAGACGATAGGGATGTGGCCGATTTGCTGGAAGAAATAGTGGATGAAGAAAGGCTTGATGTATCAGATGAAGTTGTTGATAGAATTGTAGATGTTGCCCAAGGGTCCCCGGCTATAGCTTTAAGTGCTTTACAAACTATAGCTGATTTGTCTGAAAAATTGGCTTTGGAAAAACTTAAAGATGACAGCAATTTGGCCGTTTTAGACACTCAATCTAAAGAAATGGGAGAGCTAATCAAAACAGTATTCTGGGGCAAAACCAGTATAAGTGCTGTTATGAAAATCATAGCCACTATGAAAAAAGGCGATAAGGAAAACCCAGAAAGCATTCGTTTGGCCTTAGTTAATTGTGCTGGCAATAATCTTTTAGCCGGTGGAAAAAATGTAACTGAACGAAGTTTAGAAGTGTTAGACCATTTATGTGATGGAACATCATTTTATAATAAAAGCCAAGCCTGGGCTACACTGGTATATAAATTACATGAAGTATATTCTTAAAATATTTTTTAAAAAATATAGCGAAAAAGGGGTCACTTTGTCCCCTTTCTTTTTATAATAAGTTTAGAGCAAAAGGATTAAAATGTCAGATCAACAAGTAACAGTAAGCACAGTCAGATATTTGAGTCAAGATCGCGTAATTGACCGTGGTAATCTTCATAAAATGGAAGAAGAACACCACAGTAAAAACGGGTATTGGGTTGAACTGAATACCCAGGCAAAAGAAGAAGTCCACTGGCTCAAAAATAAACTGAAAAAGAAAAGATCTGAAAAAAGATTAGAGATTATAAGAGAATGCAAACCCTCATTGGATCCAAAAGAATTGCCGGAAACCCTTAAAAGTTATTTAGATGTTAAAGCCCATCACAGAAACATTTCAAGTAAACTTGAAGCAAAAAAAGCTGAAGCCCGTTTGAACGCAATGTCATATCCTATGAAAACAGCTACTGGCAAAGCAAAAGATCCTACATCTGCTGAAATTGATGCACGTATTAAATCTGATGGTGATGTTATTACTTTAACTGAACAATTTAATGAAGCTTCAACTGAATTGGAAATTTTAGAGGCCAAAGGCTATCAAAATGTTAAAAATAAAGAACCTACTGTTGATGACATTAATGCGATGATTGATAATGATGAGGCAATATCTAAATTAACTGAGGAATTATTAGAAGCTGAAGCAGCTCAAATAAAATACCAGGCTGCCGTGGATGAAATGCGCGGTGTTAAACAATCAATAAGTAATTTAATCACCCTATGGTGTAATCATTATTGGGATGACCCTAAAGCTGTAGTACAACAACGTAAATTGGAACAGGAGTAAAAAATGGCTCGTAAGTTAAGTGAAAAAAGAAGAAAAAGAAGTGAAGAAGCAGCCGGTGCTACCAGTATGGGAGGAAGTACTGGCGGTTATTATGCTTTGAATGGGATATCACACCCCCGATTTGAAATACAACAAGGGGAAAATATTGTTGATGTTATCCCTTACGTTATCAAAAACAAAAATCACCCGCATATACTTCGGGATGATAATGACCTTGGTGAAATTGAAGCTAATTTGGATATAAATGTACACCCTAGAATTGGGGAAGATAAAGTGTATTTTGTTTGTCCAGAAAAAGCTGGATTGCGTCCTAAATGTTTTCTATGTGAAACTATGTGGGAACATTGGCGTGAAGCTGGTGGAAAATCTTCCAGTGATACTCATCCCCGTTATAAAGCATTTCAGGCTTTAAAAGATAGCCGCAGATGGTTCCTTTTTGTTCGTCCACGAACAGGACCCCAAAAAGGTATGATTTGTTTTTGGGATGCTCCTTATTCAGGCAAAAAAGCTGCTTGGGGTGAACAAGTTGATAATAAAATCAAATTTAAAAAGAAAAAAGGAATAACAATTGATTATGTATCTACTGATATGGATGGTTGTTCTATTTCTTTCGATGCTTCAAAAGGTGAAAATGACAATTGGTTTGAGTACCAAGAGTTTGAATTTGTGGACAGAGAAACACCTGTCACAGATGATGATGTTGATTCTCTTCCTGATTTATCTGAATTCATGGTAATTTGTAGCAATGAGGAAATGAAAGCTTATTACCTTGATGGCAAATTGCCGGATGCTTATAAAAATAAAAAAGGTACATCTGCTGAAGAAACCACTGCGGAAACGTCTGAAGAAACCACTGCGGAAACGTCTGAAGATTCAACTGAATCAGCTGGAGCTCCCCCCGCATTAAGAGCTCCACGGGAGGACAAACCAGACCCGGAGCCAGAAACACAGACTGCATCTGTACCGGAATCTGCACCTGCGGAAGAACCTGCGAAGGACAAACCAGAAGATGTACCCGTAACTTCTTCTGATTCAGGAGAGTGTCCTGAAGGCCGTGAATTTGGTCCCGGGTATCGCGGTTGTACAAACAAAAAAACCTGTCCTAATGTAGATGCTTGTTACAAAGCAAAAAGAGCAGCAAAATAAAATAGGTTCTTTATGTATCAATCTAATGAAATCAAAACCAGTGACTTCCATCAAATGATGGAGGCTGCTGGTATTGGTTGTTATGAATCTACTATAAGGCATTTTCTACAACAATATCCAGAATTGGGCAAGATAGAAAATAAGGGTGGACCAGGAAGTCGTAAATACATTTATCACAAAGATAAAGCAGAAGAATTTATCAAATTTCGAAATAACACTCATGAAAAATGGTATAGTTTAATTAATCTTTGCAGAGAAACCAATTCAACCAAATTACCTTATGAAAAATGGAGAAGGAAATTTCAATACAATCTTGTGTATAAATTGGGTATTGTGCCTGTTAAAATTTATGGTTTTGCTTACGTACCACGGGAAAAAGTTAAATGGATTAAACAAAAATTAAATCCTATCAGGAGTAACATCAAATGACAAAGAAAAATGAAAAGAAAGCTCAATTGGATGACATTGATGAAGTGTATGAAGATGACACCTTTCTACACTTGTACAAAGTTCATGACCCGTGGGGCCGTATGCGTACTGGATGTTTGCTTCATGATCTACAAGCTGGGGGCAGCAAAGGTATTTTAGGGTATCCTTTAGGTTGGATGGTTAATTTTGTTGGGGGCAGTTCTTCTGGGAAAACTTTAGCAGCCCATGAATTAACCGGTTATGAATATAATCAAGATAAAAAAATGAAACCTTGTTACATACCTACAGAATATGGAGACAGTTTTGATACTGAAAAAATGTATGGTTTTGATGCCACTATAGATCCTGAAGACATTCCAAAAACTGTTCAGGAAGCTGACGCATTTATGACACAACATGTACACTCTTTGGCTGATCCTAATAAAAAAGAAAATGTATCAAAAAATGTGATCATTCTCGATTCTTTAGATGGTTTGCGTTCTAATCAAACCATTGATATGCAAGATGAAAGAGTGGATCAATACAGAAAAGGAAAAGAAGTAAAAGACAAAGGAAGTTATCAAGCACAAAAAGCTTGTTTTTTATCACAACATTTTTTCCCTAATCAAGCTTGTAATTTACGACACAAAAAAGCTTCTTTGATTATTATTTCCCAAGTCAGAGATAATATGAGTGTTACGTCTTTTGAAACAGAAAAACGTAATGGTGGCAGAGCCATGGATTTTTATTGCCATACTGTACAATGGTTTTACCAAGTACAAAAACTTTACGCAACAGGGAAAGCTGAAAAAGAAGGCAGAGCAGCCGGGGCTATAATGAGGGTAAAAAACAAAAAATCAAAAACTCCAAGGCCTGGCAGAATCATTAACATACTTCTATATTTTAATTTTGGAGTAGATGATGTTGGAACCAGTTTGTTATTTCTTTATGATCTTCTTACTGAAAAAGGTAGAATGACTTGTAAAAATTATGATATAGAATGGGATGGGGAAGAAACAACATTTCTTGATTTGCGTGATCGCATTTATGGAGAATGTCAAAATGGTAATTATGCAAACCGGAAAAAACTTGATCAATTAGTTATTGAGAAATGGGAAGATGCTGAGCAAAACAGTATTAAGTTTACTCCCGGTGGTGGCTCTTTTTCAAAATATTGAGGATGTTATGCGTATTTTAGGTGTTGATTATGGTACTAATGGAGCTTTTGCTTTAATAGATACTGAAACTGAGGAACATGAAATTTGGGATATGCCGTTGGAAGATGGTGAAATTGATGTTGTAAAAGTTGGTGAAATCCTTGATAAAAGAGATTGGTGCCTTGATGTTATTTGGATTGAACATGTAATTGCCAATGGGCCCAACGCTGGTAAAAAAGGTTTACTTAAACAAGGTAAAAATATTGGCAAAGCTGAAGCCATGTTAATTTTATTTTCCAATAAGTATAATTGGCCTATGAAAGATGTAAGTGGTCAACGTTGGACAAGATTCCAAGGGCTCTGGGGCAAAGATAAAAAGAATCACGTGCTAAAAGCAATTGAAAAATATCCTATGTTAAAATCATTGATGTACGGGCCTAAAGGAGGTCCAAAAGATGGGAGAGCTGACGCACTTTTAATAGCTGATTACGGGAGATATAACAATGAGTAATCCAACTGAATACGATAAATGTCTAAGATGTGGGAGACCTCTTAAAACAAAGGAAAGTCGCGTACACGGTTATGGCGCTGTTTGTCTGAAAAAAAGACAAGAACTTGAAATTACCCCAGGCACTCAATTGAATAATACTTTTGAGGACGGATCTGAAAAGGAGGTTCCCAATGAATAAAGGTGAATTTAAGATTCTTTTATTTTCTTTAATTGGTGATGATTTCAATTATAAAAACGTCACCAAAGCATTTGGTACTCACTATAGAAAAAGGTTCTCATAATGAATAACACCGGCCCTATTTTATCAGCGCGGGGTATAAACCTAAAATCTTGGGAAGATATTGAACTCAATTTCCATCCTGGGATTAATATGTTGACAGGCCACAGTCGTGCAGGTAAAACCAATTTCTGTAGAGGTATGCGTGTAATAAATGAAAATCGACCTGAAGGCACTAATTACATAAGTTTTTGGGCTGTAGAAAAAACTAAATCAGGAACTGATAAAATAGTTGATAGGTTTTCTTTTAAAACCGTTTTGACTGAAGGATCAATAGAACGTTCCCGGGGACCTAAAGGAGCCAAAGACAATTTATTTATAGTTAATGATGTACCTTTAAAAGCTGTGGGAAAAGGTGTTCCTGAAGAGGTTACACAACTACTTAATATGAATGAAGTCAATTTTGGAACTCAACATGGTGAACCTTTTTTATTGAGACCAGATGGCAAAGGTGGAGCTGAAGCAGCCAGATTTTTAAATAAATTAGTTGATTTTTCAGCAGCCGATGAAGCTTTACAAAGAGTTGATTTGTTATCAAAACAATCTAAAAAAGAAAGGGACCGATTCAAAGCAAACACAAAAGATCTTGAAGAAAAAATGGAAAAATTCAAAGATTTAGAACTTTTACAGGAGCTGGTGGAAGATGCAACAGATTTGGAACAAGACATTGATGATATTGGTGCTGAGTTGGTGGGTATTTGTAAGTTACGTGATTCGTTTCATAAACTTATGGAAGATTTTCTTTATTACCCCAATACAGATTATTTGGAAGAACTTTTGGATGAAGGTGAGAGAATTGGACCGCAAATTGAAAATCTTGGAAAAGAAATCAGGGATTTATCAAAAGCACAAGAAACTGTAAAACGCTGTAGCCGTTTTCTTGCAAACACTAAAGACATTGAGAAAGCTCAGGAGCTCTTAAGAACAGTTGAAAGTTTGAACAGAGGGATCGAAGCTTTGGGAAGTGAGATCAACACTTTAGAGGGGCTTAAAATCAAATTTAATAAATGTTCTGAAAAATTAAATAATTTTCCAGATTTAGAAGAAGTTGAAGAGCTCTTGGATGATGTAGAAGAAATCACAGATGAAATAAAAGAGTTAGAAAGTGGAATTGAAAATCTTGAACAAAGTCAAACTAAATTGGAAGATTTAGCAGAAAAATTACTTTTTTTAGATCGTGATTTGGAAATAGCTGAAGAGGAACTTGGCACTATTTGTCCTCATTGTAACGGCACTGGGAGGATATCAAAATGAAAATACTTAACGTTTCAGATATACATTTAGGTTGGTCTAAACCCAGATGCCGACAAGATCCTGATTGGGTAGAATCTCAACAAAACATAGTTGATTTTGTAGTTAAAACGGCTATTGAAGAAAAAGTTGATTACATTATAGACAACGGTGACACTTTTGATGTGCCAGTGCAACCTCTTGCCGTGATCAATATAATACCAAATGCTTTGGAAAGATACAAATCAGATATAAATTGGATTTGTATGCCAGGCAACCACTCTTTACAGTATCACCAACCTAAAAATATGCCTAAATCAGCACTTTCTACTTTGGGTCATTGTAAAAAAGTAACAATGCTCAAATGTAATGAAGAATTTGAAGCTGAATTTATGGACATACCTATAGTTCACCGCCTTATTTTTCCTAATTTGGAATCGGTGCCCTTTTATGTTAAAGATAAAGGTGAAGGGTGTTATGAGTATGCTGAATTGTTATTAGATCGGTACCCTTGCCATGATTTAATATTGACCGGAGATTATCACCACAGCTTCCATTTTGAAAAAGATGGGAGACACGTTGTAAATCCCGGTTGTGCTAATATTCAAGATGCTAAAATGATTGAATACCACCCCAAATTAGCTATAATTGATTATAATCCTGGGAAAAAGGTGGGAGTTGATTGGATAGCTATTCCTGACAATATTGAATTAACTAGTAATGAGCATATATTAAAAGTTGCTAAAAGTGAAGCTAATATTGATGGTTTTTTAGAAAAATTGGAAGAGGCTAAAGAATTTACACTTGATTTTTGGGTAGATGTAGAAAATTATATGGAAGAAAATAACATACTACAAGATGAAAAAGATTTTGTTTTAAATGAAGTAAAACCACAAAAAGAAACATAGAGGTACTTATGTCTGATCAAAATGAAATTACTATCCGAAGAAAAAAAGTGGATAGCATAAAAGAGGAAAAAATCAAAACACAGGCTGAATTTGACCAGGTAGTGGAAAGCCTCAAAGAAAATCATAATATTTCTCCTGAATGTATTGAAGAAGAGGTTGAAAAAATTATACCTGAGAAAAAAGCTCAAAAAGAAAAACTGAGCAAACAACGCGATGAAATCCTTGATGATGTTGATGAAATTCTCAGAAAGGCAGAAGCATAATGAAAAAATTCAGTGAAGAACAAAAAAAGGATCTGAAAAAGATAAAAACGGAATTGTATTCATTATTCCCTGAAAAAGACAAAAAGAATTTTATTAAACATCTTAATAATGAAGATTTGCTTCATTACTTGGAAAAACATGTAATACCTGTTTTATTTGGATCTTTTGAAAACACAAGAGCCTCTATTGTCAATCTGTTAATTTTGGTAGCTAATCTGCTTCAAAGGGATAAATATCTTGCTTATATCCAAGCCATGGATGATATACCTGCTTTTATTGATAGTTATCAGCCTTCATTTATACCAGATTGCCCTTGTCATAGAATCAAAGAAATGAAAGGCAAAGTTGAGGTAAAAGCATGTTTTTATAATGGAGGAAAACCCGGGAGCTGTAACAAGGCTGCTTGTCCAATGCCCAATGATGAAAGGCCAGAACCTTTACAAAAAATTGATTGTCCTGTTTGTGAGGGTGATCTCAAAAAAACATGTAGTATTTGTTTTAATCTGGGTACTGTAGAAAAAGGCAAAATATGCCCCACGTGTGAAGGTAATCCTATTGAATGTGAAACTTGCGGGAATAGCCGCATAAACCCAGAATGGCAGGAATAAAGTAATTAATTACCTTTTAAAGGTAATAAAAGGAACTATCATGGAATTATCAGAAATTTTTCAAGGATTTGCTTATCAAAAAGTTGAAAACTCATCAAATGTCAAAGCTTATGGTTATGATATTTTCAAAGAGATTTTAAGAGTTCAATTTAAAGATGGCTCTGTTTATAATTACAATGAATTGCCTGTTTCTGTAGCTAAAGCTATTCAAATGGCACATAAAACTGGAAAATCAGTAGGTAGTTTTTTACATCAAAAAGTTTATCCATTTTCAAAAGGTGTTAAAGTGTCCTCTAAAGAACCCGGGGGTGGCAATGGATAGCCGGTTGGTAAATGCGCAAAAAGTGTTACAAAAGCGCATAGGACGTAAGGAAGAACTTGAACAGCAGCTTGTAGATGAAAGAGCTCGTTTTGAAAAACAAGAAAAACGTGTTGCCATGATCGAAAGATGTGCTGCCATGTTACAGCAAATTGCCACTGATATGAATAATGAAGTGTCCATATCTTTGACTGATATTACACAGGCTATGGTTGATAGTGTTTTCCCCGGGGAATACAAAGTCAAAATGGATTTCAATATAAAAGCTGGCAGAACCCACGTGGATATTTATTTGGATATGGATGGTACAAAAATATATCCATTAGATGATGATGGTGGTGGAGTTAGTAATATGATGGAATTAGGCCTCAGATTAGCAGCTTTAAAATTAGGAAAATCACGCAGAACACTTGTATTAGATCAACCTTTTAAGGATCTATCTGTTGAATATCTTCCTTTAGCTGGTAAGATATTGAGAAAAATCAGTAAAGATTTGAAATTGCAAATGATTATAATAAATCATATAGAAGCTTTAATGGGGATAGCTGACCGTACATTTCAATTTAGAAAAGATTTAACAACTAAAAGATCACAAGTAAAAGTTGTCAATCATGAACACCCAGAATAAAAGGAGACATAATGTCAGAGGAAGTTAAAAAAGAATTGGATGAAGAAAAAAAAGAACAAGAAACAGTTCCAATAAAACTTGAGGAATTTGTAGTATTGCCCTTGGATTTTTTTAATTCAATTTTTGAATACTTACAAACCAAACCAGTAAATGAAACCCGACATATGGTGAACGCTTTAGATCCTCAATTAGGTAATATAGCAAAACCTTTGAAATTGGTTTTAGATCAGATAGCCCTGGAACAAAACAATGAGGTATAAATGAAAAAACTGTTAATTTTCCTGCTTTTGGGAATCCTGGTTGGTATTGGCCTTGGAAACCCTAAAACGGATTATGAAAAAAATGCTGCCAGCTCAGAATATGTAACACCATCTCTCACATATTCTGATCAGGAAATTGCCACAATTGATTCTGTGAGCAATGATATTATGATAAAAGCAGAGATTGATGAACAACACGCTCCTGCAATTGAGAACACCTCTATTATCTTTTTAAAAGGTAGGTGTTATCAAGGTAAAAAACAATGTATAGCAGTGCTATTGGCACAAGGAGGTGGATACTTATATCCATACAGTAGGTCTAATGATTCTCTGTCTGTGATAAGACCCACTACTTGAAAGTGTATGGCTACTGTGCGAAATGGATTTAATTGGTTAATGTAAGTTCGAATCTTGCCGGGGGAAGGTCCCCTGAAATCTAACAAACAGTAGAATGATGAATTATCTCTTACCACGTAAATTTTTAAACCCAATAACATTTAAAAAGAGCCCACAAAGGAGCTCTTTTTTATTTTGTATAAATTTAAAATTATTGGATTTTGGCATCGAATCTTTTATTAATATGGAAAAACCGGTTATCAATTCGGCTCATTGCCTCAAAATGTGTTTCACTTTTAAGGTAATTTTCCAGAATATGATCGTGATCAGTTTTATGTATGATTTCTTGTTTCTTAACCATGTTTCTGGTTTCTTCCCGGTACTCTTTCTGGGTCATCAAAATATAAGCAGAGAATGAACTAGAAATGGTGATTAAAAGAGTACAAAGCCCCCCGATTATCCAACCAGCTATTTTCAATTGATTAACTCTTTGCCTTGTCACACTATCTCCTGAGCTGCTTCCAGTACTGGTGACATATCATCTATCACAAATTCACTATGACCATCTGCAACATATTTGAAACCTTCCTATTATACAATAATATCTTCAACAAGATAGACTGTGGGCCATACTCCGATATATGGGAAAACCGCCCCTGTTGGTAATGCGTCTGTTAAAACAAATTCAACACCATTAGTTGCTATAAATTTATTCCCGTTAGGATCTGATTGAGTCCATAACCGAACATCCATGTTCACAAAAGCTAATTCATCTGTATCAAAATCACTGTACATAAACCACGAATAATCACATGGGATATTGAAAGATGCGGGACCCCTTGCGCCTAAAAATATTTCATCTACCGTACAAGCTCCACCTAATATTGTTGAGTCCTCTTGGCTTGTTCCGTTTACAGTTAATTTTAAAAGGCTTGAGCTAACTTCTACTGTATAAAATAAATCCACTCCTGTTGATACTGATAAAACCGGAGTCACTGCTTTACTATTATTAGCATCATCATCCCAAAAAACTTGCAAGTTGCCAGAATTAAATAATAGTCTTAAACTTGTTGCACCTATCCCTGAATTACCAATATCAAATACAGCATCAAACCCACCCGCTGAAGAATCAAGATTTACCAACCCTTTAAAATATCTAGTTTTACCGTCTGCTAAATTAGTAGATGTTAAACCGGTTGCTTTTATAATATCATTTCTTAACCTGGTTCGTCCTGTTTTTGGTGATTCCACAAGATCATCACTGTCTGAAGGTGTGTAATTTGGATATTGAAGAGTTGTTGGTGAAGAGTCTGTTGCCGCGAGATATCTATACTTATCACTTAAAAAGGTTGCGCCTTTATCAGTGTTGCTTAAGAAATTCCAAAAACCTAATTGATCACTATCACAATTATGTAATAGGAAATCTGGATGTGTTGTTTCGCCTATACTTGTGCCAATTGTTAATACGTCGAAAGTTGTTCCTGTAAAATCTATAGTTTCATCGTCTGTTGTGTCAATACCATCTATCGTTGCATATATTTTATTATTAGCAGAATCAATTCTAAATCCATATACTTTGTTTTCACCAGCCACAAAACTTCCAGTAAAATCAGAAGTTTTTGTACCTGTTAATGCTGATCCTGCTTGTATCCTCCATCTGTTTCCAGATGCTCGATACATTCCTCGTAGGAATCTTGTTTCTGGATTAGCGCTATCATAAAATGCAAAAAATCTATCATTGTTTGATACATTAAGTGCTTTTATTTTTATATTGAAATTATCATCAACAGCAGGGTCATAGCTTATATTTTCATTTTTTAATAAATCTACTGGTGTTGTGCTATCAAAATTAAGAGGTGCTAATGTGTCAACTGTCACTTTTGTTCCATCACTATAAAGAGCATAACTCATAACAGCTTTTGCTATCCAAAAGCCTTGCCAAAAGCCTTGCCATGCATCTTGATAAAAACTTTGCCAAAAAGCCATTTAAGATAAAACTCCATTTACAAATGCTACAGCATTTGAAGTAGTTGCAATTAATCTAAAAGCACAACCAGTGAAAATAGTATCTTGGGTACGCTCTGAAACATCACCAGCATCCCAATCTACTGCGTCAATTGAATCAGCTTCAGCTGCTTCGATATCCAAAGTGGCTTGGATTTTTGCGGTTCCTCCGCTCCCGGGAACAACTTCTACAGCAGTCACTACAACTCCTGAGGGCATTAAAAACCAATCAGATGGAGTACCTGCTACAGCAGTAATTTTTTTTCTAACATCAGTTTTGTTGCCGTCTGGTGTTGTTAATCTTACTAATGTTGACATGATATTCTCCTTATATGTATCAAATATATAATTTTTTACTTTTTTCTTTTAGTTTAACCTGTAACTTTTTAAGCATTTTCCAATGCTTCAAGTCTCATTTTTAATTTTTTAATTTCTTCATTTTGAGCATATACAATATTGTTAATATGGTTCGCTTCAGGATCACCATTAGGATCGTATGTTGCAAAATTAGGCTCAACTAATGCTATATCCTCAGCAATGGGACCGTGACCCAGTTCACCAGGTATTAATTCACCATCTTCATCATATGCTTTCATATTAAATGTTTTCAGCTCAATATTATAGATCTTGGAAGTATCCATTTCAAGTGGACGTTCATCCATTTTATGTTTGCGGGATGAAGTAGATCTAGTCAAATCACCACCGGCACCAATAACCAGATTTGCGGCAGTTGCAGTTGTAAATCCGTAAGTGGCTGGTAAAAATACACGCCCATTACCTCTGACTTCTAAGCCCGATATTGCACCCGCATTTCCATATACACGCATCGCATAATATGATTGACTTGCGGAAGCTATTTGCGCATATAAACCATTACCTGTTGTATTTGTATTATTAACAGCCATTACTTGAGCACCTGATAAATTCACTGAATGTAGCAGGTATCCGTTAGCATTTAATGTTGTGCGTATTATTCCATTCGTTGCAAAATTTATTGGTGTATTCTCATAATTCCATAGAATAGCATTATTAGTGTCATCATAACCTACCAAAAACCCATTACTGTTTCCCGTACCCGTTGCGGCATCTTGATAGACGGTATAAGCTCCTGTTGAACCATACACAACACTATTAAGCCCTGTGAGAGTAGGGGCTGTTGCAGTCCCTACTAATAAACGTCCATCCTGAGTTAACCTCATTCTTTCAGTTAATGTAGCTGAATTACCATCAGTTCCTGCAGCAGTAGTGGTATTAAAGCTTACAACACCATTTGCTTGTGTCACAGCTGAGCCATATCCAGAATCAGATCCTAAAAATTTCCAAGCACCATCAAAATAAAGATGGTTTGAAAGTATCGAAGATGAAGCAACCGCAGAACCCCATAAAGAGGTATCACGACCTATTTGTAAAGCTCTATAATTACTATCCCAAGTTTTAGGGGAAGTATTCCCAATAGACAACACACCATCTAATGATAAACGCATTCTTTCAGTAGGGGTGTATATTGTATCAGCAGTGCCAGAAACATCAGAAAGCCATCTATGATCTCCTGCCCCTTGTATGTAGATAGAAGCTTCATCTGTGTATTTACGTTTGAAATCTCCGTCATAATAAAAATTTTGGCCAATATAAAATGAATTAGCAGCACCACTTGGGTTATTCCCCATCATAGTACCAGCACCAGCCATATCCATTCCAAAAAATGAACCTGAGTAAGCTTTAGGAGTTATGCCATTGAAAGACATATGTCCAGCAGCACTTATCAATATTCTAGAAAGATTATTGGTCCCAATACGTAAACCTAAGTTTTCAGTGTTCCATAATAAAGTTTCACCTGTTGAACTTATTCCAACTAAGGAACCATTCCCATCACCTGTCCCCGTAGCTGTATTTTGACAATTCAAATAAGAAGCACTAGCCCCTCCGTATAACACTTGCCTAACTTCATCACTACTTGGTGCAACGGTGGTGCCAACAAGTAACTTGCCATCATCAGTTAACCTCATTCTTTCAGTGGGTGTGAAACCTATCCCAGCTGTGACACCTGTATCACTTAACCAAGAATGTACCCCACCTGCTAAAGCATAGAATCCACAATCACCTGAATTTTTAGGCTTGAAAGCCCCATCATAATAAACATTATTGGTAAAATAAGTTTCAATTGCACCAGCAACACTATTTTCAGAAGCAATCGCACCAGCAACACCAACTTCAATAGCATTCCAACCAGAATCCCATGCTTGTGGATTAGTCGCTAAACCTAAATTACCAGATGAATCAAGAATCATTCTTTGAGTAGGAGTGAATCCAATATCGGCTGTGCCAGAAATATCACTGTACCATCTGTGGACACCGTCCTTTTGTGTACACATAGAAGTTTCGTCAGTTACTTTGCGTTTATAAGATCCATCATAATAAACATTTTGGCCCAAGTATAAAGTTGATCCTGCTGATTCTGCTTTAGTAGTAAATAATGAAGCAGTACCACCCACATCAACCCCAAACAATGAAGAATCCCATGATTCAGCAGTTCTTCCTAAACCTAAATTACCATTCTGATTGTAACAAACATGACGAGCTCCAATCATATTTGTTCCGTCAGAAAGTATGGTCACGCTGTTTCCAGATAATACTGTGGCAATAGTGCTTCCAGCCAATGTTACTACACCACTTCCACTATTTATTATATTAACACTTCTACCAGAATTTAATTTGTTACTTAAAGTAAGAGTAAAAGTACCATTAACAATTATGTTCAAATCACCACCATAGGTGGCAAGATCAATGGTGTCTGCTCCTGTTTTAAATAAATATTTAGGCATTAAACCATCTTCAACATTCATCCAAAAATCAGCACCAATCCCTGAACCTCTTACAAGATAAACCGCATCACCTTCTTGACTTTCAGTGGCTTGCGTAAACTCCTTGATTCTTGTTTCGTCATTAGCCATTTTAGCCTCCTATTCCAATAATTTTTTTACCGGATTCACTTATAATTTTTTTACCAGCAGGATCTTCTTGTATTAAAAAAGATCCTAAATAAGCTTTCACACCACCCACACTTATTTCTTCTAATTGTTCTACAGTCACGTCCGCATCAGTTATAGCTACATAGGCTGCGGGTTCTCCTGCGTCCCATAAGCCATGTATAGTAGCAACTGTAGCTGCAAATTTATCTAAAAGAGCCCCTTTTAATTGGGTTGTAGTACCACTTTGAGACGCATTGGTAGCAGCTTTAACTTCTGTACGCAATTCATCGTCAGTTTTAGTTCCCCTAGCTACATCCCACTTTTTACCCAATATAGTTAATTGATTATTAACTGCATCGTCAACCCAAAACCCGTCTTTTATTTCAAAATTTACACCTTGTGAATCATTAAAAACCCGACCAATTACTTTAGCTACAGTTTCAAAATTAGGTTTTCGAAACTGGCTTGATAAAGTATCTTTTGCCAGTTCCTCGTTATCAAATTCTTCCAATTCAGCCATTATGTACTCACTATAAAAACACGATCAGTCGCGAAATCACCAATCTCACTAGTGCCAATTGTTAATGTATCTGTTTCCACCCATGAAGGAGTGTCTGCAGGGGCATCTGTTAAAGCATATTCAATTTTAGTCAATATACTACCGGGTACCTCATAAAAAGGTAGTGTCAATTCAGTTTTTACAATATCATCCCCAAGATCATATCTTGGTTGACAATAATCAACAGTTGCCTGTTTGATTCTGGTATCCCCATCAGCCGGGTAACTTCCTTCAGGATTGTCTGTGCGGGTAAAACGCACATGAACATATTTAGGATCTGGACGGCTGAAAGGTATTATAAACTCTTGTCCATCAATAGGATCAACAGCTGTTCCCGAATACCCCCCACGGCCAAAATATTCAATACCGCCTCCGATAGCATCATATATAGCTTGAGCAATTTCATCTTCATCTCCACCTCCAACAACAGTTTCAACTGATTTAGCATTTTGCCCACCAACCACGCCCATAGTTCTATTACTTACTGCAGAAACTGAAGTAACATTATCTACTGTTCCAACTAATGTTTCAATAGCTACTTCAGTGGCTAAACCTTTAACCAATTCAGCCCTTCTTCGAATTAATAATTCAGTGTCAGTTTCTTCTTCTTCCCCTGTAGTACCTGGATCAGGGTTTGTGATTTCTTTCCAACCTGAAACACTAGTTAAAATAACAGATAAAGAAGTGGCTGGACAAGAAAGAGCTCCTGCAATATTAGCAATAAAATTCCCGGGGGACCATAATTCATCGAGTGTAAAAGTAACTGACCAACTGGCGTTCATATCAATATCACCGTCAATAGTCAATGTAGTGTCTCCAGTACGCACCCCGTTTATATCCGAAGGAAAAGCGGCAATTATAGCATCAATAGCATCTGTTTGATCTTCTCCAACACCAGTAGTATGTGTATAAGGAGTTCCATTGATAGTCACAGTATACGTGTGGCCAGCTCCTGAATTTTCATCAGCTTCCAAAACTAATCTGCGACAAAGCGTTTTGGTGATAGTTACTTCTTCAGTTAAAGCATATTCAAGATCAGCAGGTGGTAAATAGTCAGGGGCTTGGGTGACTTTGGAATCTATAGGCACGATGGTTCCTTCATCTCCACGCAACAACGCATTGTCAACCTGAGTAAAAGTGGCATCACGCCTATATGTTCCTGTTTCAGCAGAAAGTTTGGTGGCAGAATTTCCTGTGGCATTATCAGGATCTTTTGCCAAATAAACTTCTTCCTGCACATCATCGTTTGTACTAGCCAAACGTGCTAATATGGTAGCAATCTGTCCCCAAGCCCCGGTAGGGTCTAAATCAACATCATCGCCTTCTTCTTCTTTTATATATCCTTCAATTAAAGTGAGCCATTCTTCAAAGCTCAACTTTTGATACCCATCATCAGTTAAAGTACCCATCATGACTCCTGTGGGAAAACAAAAGTGGCAGGAAAAAGATCAGAACCAGCTTTTATTTCCGTTGTTACAATTAATTTTCTCTCATGAGATTCACCTATGTATTCTGTTTCAAATTTTGTAATGGTTTCTACAAAAGGTCTGTTTAAAATAGCTTGTTTCAATATGGCTATTTTAAAATCAAGATCAATATTTTTTTTCACCATTATTTGAACCCAGGCAATACCTTGTTCATCATCTAAATAAATCTCAGTTTTATTAGTCTGTAAATAACTATTAATATTTTGTGCAAAAGCTTCTGAATCAATAACTTTCGGGAAGTTACCCGCTTGTTTCAAAAGATCTCCATCAGCTCCTATTGCTATATTTTTCATAATTAACCTTTAATCACGGGGTTCCCAGAAACAATTTGGCCCCCAGTTAATGGGATAGGAGCACCCACATATGCCGGTGGGTTTCCTGAAGGCAAAAAAGCTCCTGAAGCTAACATAGCTGCTGCTATAGCATTCACGTCAATAATAGATAAAGTGGTGGTCACGGGATCTGTAACCCTAGCCACATCCAAACTGCCTCCATTTAAAACAACATTTGATCCATCTATTTCTATAGTAGCAGAACCATTATCAAAAGTTATTTTTCCAGATGAATCAATTGTAATGGTCCCTGAATTATTAGTGATTATAATATTACCATCTTTATCTATAGATATTTTGGGAGCGCCACTCAAATCAATACCATCTGGTAACAATCCTCCTAAAACTATAGCATTGGTCAATTGGTGATCACTTAAATCATCAGGAGAAGAGATTGTTGAGCCGTCACTGGCTTTCCATTCGCCAATACCATAATCAGTAAAACCTACAAGCACATCATCCCCGGGTTGGTATTCAATATCTAAAACGCAACTCAGGCCTCCCATAAAAACTACAGGTACATCCGAAATAGTTTTCAATTCAATTTCCTGACCTTTAAAAGTGATATATTTAACCAAAGGAGTTATCTCAGCGCGTTTATTGTTTTTATCATAACTTTCAATTTTAGCAGGAGTGCAACAATGAACGTCATGAAGCATTCTGCGAACTACTTCAGGAATGACTTGTGCCATAGTTTCCATTTCTTTTCCAGACATGTCACACTCCTATTGCTTCACCACGGACCACATATGGTGTTGTTCCATAATTAGCCCCGGTAAAAGTACATTTATCCACTACGTACAACCCGTTTATATCTCTCTTGTTATCTACGTTTACAAATTTATTAGGGATAATCTGTGGGTTTAAAATTGATTTAAAAACAATCTTTCTGCTAAGTTTTTTCTCTTCTTTTTTTCCTTTATTTTTAGTTGAAACTAATTTAGAAGCGGTTAACAATCCGGTTTCTGGACGTAAATCAGTTGTAGTAACTTCCTGAGGGTTGGCTTCACTTGAAATGATTAAAGAATCATTATCAATAAAAATGATCAAACCTTCTTTTTCCACAATCTCTTTACAATATCGTAAAGCTTGTTTTGGGGTACCGGTAAAAACATAACCATTTTTCAAAGTAATACCAGTTACATTTTCAATACCGTATAAAGCCAATCCCATCACATTTGCTATTTCTTGAATAGGTCCTGATATTCCTGTGTTGGGTCCGTAAGCAAGTGAAACTGTTACTGATTTTAAATCTATTGAAGAACTTTGAAGGCTATTTGATTCTATATCTACATATGTATCATAACCATTATAACCGGGAACTGCTGAAGTGATTTGCCCAATATAAATAACACCGGTGCCTTCATCTTCATAACCAGCCTCTAAAACTATGCTTTTGCCTTTTTTTAAAATATTGTTGGTAGTATTTTTGGTCACATTAAAAATACGTATTTTGGCTTTATTAGATTTGAATTGACGATCACGGGTAACTTCAAAACGTAAATGTAAAGCACTTATTTCTAAAGCTTCGATTAAATCACCGGCCTTCAATATGATCTTTTTCTTATAAGCCAACGTTGGTCTCCCAATTGTTATATTCTTCCTCAGTTATATAAAGAAGGTCCCACCCTTTTCCAAAATTATCATAAGTTATTTCATCACCAATTTCTTTATCAGTTTTCCAAATAATTAAAGCACCTTTCAAACTGGTAGGTATATTTTCAGTAAGTGGGTACCCGGGGACCCCTTTTATACCAGTAGCTCTTTTGCCAGTATCAGGTTCCAAATATTCATTAATCATCCAAAATTCAGTCAAAGTGTTCCAAATAAAACGCAAATTAATACGGATATCCTCAACCAAAAAATTGATTGAGAAATCTGAACTCACATCTGGAAAAACTGAGATTTTTTCCATTATGGACCCCCAAAAGATTTGAGTGGCGCTCCCAAATATTCAGGGAATGAAAATGCACTTAATACTCTTCCAGGTCTCTGTTCTCCTGCATTTGCATTGGGACTTACTCTTTGTTTATCTTTATCTTTTTTTAAATCTTTGGTTTTTGGTCTTTTTATTTGGGTTGCTTCAATATTAACTTCTTTCAATTGAACTGTCCGAAACTCTTGGAAATTTATCATGAATCCCTGAGCTTCCCCGGTCTTACCATCTCTTTTAGCTTCTACACTAGTGATTATGTAATTTTCATAATATTTCAAAGTTGTTACAATATTAACCGGCTCCGCATTATCTTTATAATATTCAAGCTCATCAAAAACTTCCTGAGCACTATTGCTGAAAAGCTCCCCTCTTTGTAATCCAAAATTAGTTATGTAACCTTCAATTGAACCTTTTCGTATTTTTTGTTGTATATGATCAGTAAAAGGGCTGCCATCTTCAACAGGATGAGTTGTTGCTTTAATCTCCCATTTATGTTTTTCTGCTAAAAGAAGATCAAACATAATAATGATATCACCGGTTTCTGAACTATCTATTGTCATAGCCCGATTACGCCCCAAAAACATTGCGGCATTTGTAGTAAAACTCTCATATCTTCCCGGCACTACAGGCATCAGTCAAACTCCCTTATAAGATCACGAAGTTGTTCTGCGGTTCCTTCAGCAATTTCAGTACTTATTTCCAGTGGCGGGGTATCTGCTGGAGCTCCATCTAAATTAACTTCAGCTTTGATTTCTCCTATTTGTATGATAGGAGCTGGTTTGGGTCCTCCAAAAGGATTAACCCCGGGCAATGAACCTCCTGGTATAGCTGGTAAAGGTTGTCTAGCTTGTTCAACAAGTTTGTCATAATCAATCCTTTTTAAAGCTTCAGGCATTTTATCCAGTATCTCAGGTATTGGGGCTAAAGTGTCTTGGACCGCAGTTTTAAGAGTATCAGCCATTTTAAAAATTGGATCTAAACTACCTCCTCCAAAACCTCCAGCTGTAAGCCCACCGCCTCCAGGTAGTTGTCGTGAGAGTTTTCGAACATCTATTTTTTCGGGTTCTGCTTTTGGTAAAAAGCCCCTTATTAAACGTACAATTATGCTTTTATTAGCCATTTCATCAAGTTTTTTGCTTAAGGCTTCAGTGGCTTTCGGGAGATCGAACCAGAAAACATTGAGCAATATATCAATTACACCCAATAGAGGGTCTAAGTCTCTGAGTATCCCAGAAGCCCATTTGTCAAAAGACTCGGCCAACATTTCAAATTTATCTAACCATCCTGTCATAGGACCTTTGTCCACGTCTGAGGCTGCATCGAATAATCTACCAATACCATTAAGCACCCTTTCTATAATAGTTGTAAAAGGATTCAAAAAGATGCCGGCTATTTTAACTAATTTGCTGCCAGTGTTAGCCACTATTTTTAAAGCCCCTCCCACAACAGAAGACATAATCCTAATACCTTTTGTTATTATCGATACCATGAATCCGAGTGGGCTTAATAACACACCTAAACCTTTTACTAAAGGAGGCAAAACATTTACCGCAGTAGCTACTATATCAGTCAAAATATTACCAAGCCCAGAATCTTTAACAAAGCTTACCATTGCTGTTTCCATCTTGGAAGCAAAAAGAGCCATTCGACCAGATAAACCTTGAAAAGCAACATCTGCAGCTTGTTCAGCTACACCACTGCTTTCTCTAATATTTTTTAAATTTTCATCCAATTCGCTCGACATTTGTACTAAAGCCAAAAGAGCTCTTTTACCCCGGGAAGCTTGGGCAAAACCGTCTTGAGTGAAAGCAAACATGTCCTCTTTAGACAATTCGGATAAAGTTTTAACTAAACCTTCAAAATCTGTAAATTCCCCTGTAGCTGTGTTCATAAAACGTTCTAAATCAATATTGATATCTTTTAAAGCTTTTTTAAATTTAGTGCGTTTGGATTCTGCTAAAAGATTACGGAATAAAGTTCCACCTAATTCCCTTTTTAGCCCAGCTTTTGCTAGTATACCTAGTGAGGCAGCCACTTGTGCAATATCCAATCCACTTTGTTTTGCTTCGGTACCTACTGTAGCAAAACCACTACCCATACCTGCAACAGTTTGTGTCGTCAATGTAGCACTTTTAACAAGTACATCATTAATATGCGTTAAATCTTTAACAGCTAAACCTTGAGCACTCATTATATCAGTAGCAATATCAGCTGCCCTCCCAAGGTCCATATTAGCAGCTGCGGCAAGTTGTAGTGTGCCCGGGAGAGCTCCAATCACTTCGTCAACTTCTAAACCAGCTTGGGCCAGGAATTTTTCAGCTTCAGCTGCTTGTGAAATGGTAAAAATACTGGCTTCACCGGCCTTGAGGGCAGCTTCTTCCAATTTTTCCATATTATCAGACGTGGCTAATGTAACCCGCTGTACACTTTTCATACCTTTTTCAAATTCAAGGTATTTTTGAACGGCAGTGGTTAAAGCTTGAACAGCTTTAACCACTCCATAAATAGCAACACCCGCTGCTATTGCTGTAGGTGTTATTCCTCCCAAAAATTGACCAATAATAGGTATTTGTTGCGCCATGGAGCGTAACGGCCCCAAAATATTGCCAAATGAAGTTTCCATTCGGGTATTGAAAGCATTCATTTTATCGGTTACACGTCCCAAACCAGTTCCAATTTTTTCCTTGGTTTTTTGCGCGAATTTACGATATTTGGCGTCAAGTTTTTCAAGGGCTTGTTTGCCTTTGTTTATTTTCTTGTTCCATTTATCTAATTTGGCTTCATCAACCTGAATCCCAAATTTTGTTAGTAGTTCGCGAATTACTGGCATTTATCTACCTTGTATTGCTGCGTTTATAGTTTCTCTCAGTTTTCTTTCATCTTCCTTGAAAGCTTTTTTACCTTCATCGGCTAATTTGACGGCTTCATCCATATCCAACAAGGAATTTATTTTGAGTAATTCTGGAAAGGTTATTGTGTTGTAATCTGCCAGGGTGACTTTGCCAGCTTTATAAGCTCTCCAGAATGGCCACTCAATTTTCATTTCCTCATTTAATTCGCCAATATCACCTAATTCCTCTAATCTTCGTTTTCTGTCGTCGATTCCTCGCTCAATGTATTTATTGTCTGAAGCCATTGACCAAAATCGCCTGTCACCCGTCTCAAGAAAGGGAAACGATTAAAACGCATAACCTCCAACATAAGCACAAAGATAGCATCAGGCATAATACCTGAAAAAGCCTGATCATAAGTATCGGCATCAACCACTTTAACTGGGGCTGATTTAGGTTGCATTACATCCATACCTTTAAACATTACCAATACCAAATCTACAAATTCTTCTACAGACATTGATTTTGATAAATCCTGTAAAGATTCTGTGAGAGCTTTAATAAAAGGTTGAACTTCAGAAATATCTAAAGTCAATAAAGATTTTAGATCAAATTTTTCACCAGTAACCCACATACCTTTTTCTTTAAGCATTTGTATAATTGTAAACCCTATTTGAACAGGTCCATTTAATACAGAGGATGCTGGTGAAGTTAATTTCCAAGCACAACGTAAAACATCTGTGCCTTTCATAGGAAAGAATTGGAAGGTTGTCCCCTCCAATTCTACCGAATGAACTTTATCATCTAATGCCATAATTCCCTACCTTTATTTATTTTTACAGCACTGTACCACCTAAAAAGGTTGCAGCTGGTCCGGTGTCAAACACCCAAACATTTGCATCTGCTTCTCTTTTTAAACTAGCATCAGCCATTTTAATTATCCAAGCATGAAGACAAGTAACCAATGAAAGCCCATTAAGGTCTTTGGAAAGCCATGGAAGCTTATTTACATTGGTTAGAGCATCTACATTATGAAGCCCGGACAAAATGTCATTCAACGGATTGGTTTTAAGAAGATTTACTGTAATCAATTTGTGATGATTATTTAGATTGGCTCTTTCCCGTGTACCGTCCACACCGGTTTTAGAACCAAACATATCATCTGGGCTCACAATTGAAATACCTTCTTCATCAACTCCTGTAAAAGTTATACCACCCCAGGTGTGTACCCAACTTTTAAAATCGTATGTATTTACTACTGGATTAATCATTTTTCATACTCCTTATGCGTATGTTACACCCTGGATAACCCATTCTTCAAAAGCTCCTTGAAGTCGGGCACTCCATTCTATTTTATCCAATTTACGGGCAGCGCGGTTAGTTTCGCTAATTTCAGTAATATCTGGAATTGTTATTGAAATAGTATCACTATCAATGAACCATACAGAGGCTTCACTCAATGCGGCACGTAATTCGTTTTCACTTGTAGCTATACCAGGATTGTTTGCTGGCACTTTGCGTTCACCGGCACTACTTCTGGTTGCCAAGCCCCATAACTTGGTTTGAATAAGATCATTTAACCAATCGGTACCCCGTACAACATCAAGAGGGGTTCCATCAGTCATACGACCTTTGTACAACACATTTATGCCTTTAATGCGTGTGTAAATGTTACCGCTTCTTGGAGTAGCTCCTTGGGGATCAAAAACAAAATCCAAAATGGTTTCATTTGCTTCAATCGGGGTGACTCCGGTAATAGTTTTATATGCGAAAGTCTGGGAAGCAGGTTGAAAAGGAAATCCTTCAGCCAGAGCTCCTACAGCAAACCATTCACATGCAGCAGGAGTAATATGCTGGGCATCTTGTTCCTGTGGGTTATACATAATTATGGTACGTTTAAGTGCCAGATTACCAAAGTAAGTGAATAGATCATCAGTACCTGGGGTACTACCTGCGTCATAACCTAATACCACTGTACCGGCTGCTAAATTGAATAAAGTAGCCACTGTAATATCAGTACCACCTCCAGAAGGAGCTGTGATTGTAATTGAGCTGGTTGAATCTACGGTATCTGAAGCAATTTTTAACCGAGTACCTACCACTGTACAAGTTGCTCCGGTAAGAGCAGTATCAATCACTGTAGCCACTTCAGACAAAGTAGTTACTGGTGTACTAAAATCAAGTGCGGTGATTTGAACAGCAGCAGCTCCATCAATACTTATACCAAAAGCTCCATCAGAAACGGCTGCCCAAGCAGCAATAGTTCCTGCGGTTCCCCCAATAGTATAACCAGCTGAAGCAACACGGGTATAATTAATACAACCTTCATCCGCAGTTGCGTGAGCAAAAATACGGCTTTTGGTTTCTACCCATCCAGCAATAGCTTGTAAATTTGTTTTTCTTGTAGATGTGGTCCAATCTGATTCTTCTACAATTGTTAAACCATACCAACCCGAATATTCATCATGAATAGCGGTAAGGGCTTCAGGCCATCCGGCATCCCCTGAATCTTTTCTTCCTAAAACAAATTGTCCAGGGTTTGGATTCTGAGCAAAAAGACGTTTAGCAGCAGCATAAACATCACTGTCAGATCCCCATCCATCAGTTACCACTGCGTCAAGACTGGCATATGAACGGTGTCTGGATTCATTGTTAAGGAATGGTACTGTGGTGTCAAACTCGTCAAATTCTTTGACAAGCATAACGATCCCAAAACCTGCAGCAGCAGGAAAAGTCAAATCACCTGTGATGGTGCTCTGAATTATTTTGTCGATCATTGCCATGTTTCATTCTCCTGTTATTGTTGTTCTGTGTCAAAAGTGCCTGAAATTATAGTAGCAACGGAAGCGTTCTGAATACCAAAACTGCCAGAAATGCTTGCTATAAAATCTTGTTGGAAGGTTATACCATCCATAACACCTAAATTAACCGTCATCATGCTTTCTTCGTAATAGGTGTTGTCTACTTTGAAAGGTACCGACATGATACCACCTTCAAAACCTCTCAAAGCCATACTTTTACTTTTGAACAAACTTTTAACAGCATGATGTGTCCAAGTTTTTTTAAGTATAGCCAATAATTTACCATCTCCATTTACTTCCCTGATCTCAACTAAAGCCTTATTATCAGTAATATGAGTATCATTGCTATAAGTTGACTCAGTTTCCGGCTTATCGAAATCATAATCAGTATCAACCCCCAATTCAATAGAATCAAGGCCGTTTTGCTTTTGTTCTGTAGGAGCGTAACCAATTACAATATGTTTATTTTCATTGGTTCCTTCAGAAGTATGACTTCTTTCAATTTTTATATCAAGAGAAGCTGGTAAAATGGTATCTGTGTTCAAAACAAGATCCACCCAATCATGTAAAACATTTTTAATTTCTTCTATACTGGTCATAAACCCACCGCTTTATTTGTTCTAGGGCTGGCCAGATATTTGTAATGGTGTAAAGCTTTAAAAGGACCTTTAGCAGTATTTGGTAATTTCACTAAACATTCGTACCAATCATCCTCAAATAGTACATAAGTGCTTGTTACTTCTGATTTTTTAGTGTTCAGTGGAATATTACTATAAACTTTTACAGTTCCCGCACCCCAGTTGCCTTCCGGAGCCAAGGCCAGGTCCTTACCTGTGGCCGGTTGTACATCACCTTTAAAAGTGGTTTGTACCCAATTTTTAGTGGTATCCAGTTTCACTTTGGTCACTGTATAATCTCTGCGCTGGTATGTTTCTTTATATAACAAAGCCATTAGCGCAACCTCTTCCAAGTAATAGCCCCACGCAAATTACCAGTGTCTACAAGTGGGATAGAATTTGGTGTTACTTTTTTACCACTGGGGCGTTTTTTGTAATTTGCACTTAATTTCTTGAATTTGAATTTAGTGAAAGCTTCTTTCAGAGCTCCTTCATAAAAGTTCCCTAAAAGAGCCATAGCAACTTCGGGGCGCATCCCGCCCATCATAACTTCTGCGGAAAGTTTAACAATTAATTTACGCATTTTAGCTTCGTTGGCGCGAAAAGTTCTGCCATGAACAGGTCGCGCTGGTATATTCATTTTTTTACTACCAAGCTCATGAGTGGCCATTAATTCAGCTAAATCAATTTCACCATCTTCAGTTTTTCCAGAATCTGAAAAATGACCAATACCAATAACAACAGTATCAAGCTTTTTAATATTGTTCATTATTTTGTTATAAAGCTTTTTTTTATCTCTTACACTCATAAAGACATACTCCCAGTACTCATCATACCAAAATTGGAGGTGCTTTTGAGCGATATCAAAGACACACCATAACGGGTTCTTGATAAATCGGCTTTTACTTCAGACCATTTATTATTTATGTCTGAAGTGGCTCCATAAGTGATAGCCAGATCACCTTGTTTCACAGCTTTTACAGAACCGTTACCGACACTCGCGGTGTCATTTATATCTTCTGTAACCTGGGCATCTAAAGTCATTAAATGAGCAGTTCTAAGGGCCAGAGCATAATCATAATTACCTCTGAACCAAACAGAACTGATTAAAGTTTTAGCAAGAGCCAAAAAGGCATCCCGCAAAAAGGTATCTACTTCACCAATTGTCACAACAGCTTGCGAAGCACCACCAGTTACAGTGGCGCTTAGTAAGATTTCAAGACGTACGGTGGTTACAGTTATCACCAATCCAGAACGCTCCGCAGATCCAACATAAGGGAGCGCAATTAGATTAGTAACAAGTTGATCCAAAGTGTCATCGGAGCTTCCAGAATAAGTGGCAGCAGCAGTTTGCCCGTTTACTGTAACTGAAATAACATTACCTGTTATTAAAGCAGTATCTAAACTGAGCCAGTTGGTTCTTACGTTAAACTGTGGCGCAATTAATTGTAAACGTTCAGTTGCTGTAGCCATCATTTATCCTTTAGTCATCCAAATCGCTTTTGGGACCTTTGTAATCATTAATAGCTTTTTCCTGTTCAAATACCAAAGCTTTGTAAGAATCTTTTTTGAGATTCTTTTTCCAGCTTTTAAGAGTATCAGGGTTGAAGGTATCTTTAATGATTTCTTCAACCTGTTCGGCATCCAATGATTCCAATTTCTTAATAGAAATTTTCACATTGGGTCTGCCTCCCATACTCTTCATATAAGCAGCATATGCTTTTAATCTGACATCTTCATCAGAAGCCTTTACGCGGAATACACGCAAATTACCGGCAACTTTTTGAACATCTTCAGAAAGAGTAACTAAATAATGACCACCTGCTTCAGGTTTTATACCTAATTCCCCGGGAGCAATAGCATCGCAAAATTCATCCAAAGACAAATATTTAGAAAGCTCCTGAGTTGTGGGCTCTTTTATTTCTTTCACGTTCACTTCTTCCAGCACTCGTTTTCGTATGTAATACTGAACAACTGCTAGTTTCCGCAAACTTTCCCAAACTTCAACTGGGAGCTCGTTATGTCCCGCATAAAGTTTGTACTCTTTCTTTTTATGGGAAAGGCCAATCAGGCCGTTCCCTTTTTTTCTGTTTATGATTATTATATTATCCATTTTAATGCCATCCTTTCTGTTAAATCCCTACCTCTTTAACAAATGTTAAATGCCTGAAGCTTTAACAACTGATTGAGGATAATAAACAACTACACCACCAGTACGTGAAATTTGAGTTACAACGTACTCCATGTTTTTGTATTCCTGAGGCATGGTCATCATAGGTACAGGACGATATTGAGCCACATTACGTGAATTTTTCACATAACCCATCATCATGTCTGCACCACCGGTTCCAGCTTCTTTAAGCTCATCCAGCCAATCAATAGATACTTCTGGGTGAGTTTTCTTAAAGAATTCAAGAACAGTAACATCAGAAGCTGTACTGTTTTGTTTCTCAGAAATCAATTCAAACTGGTCAATAGGCATAAGAACTTGGTTAACAACTCTTTTGCCTCTGGTAGTGGTTTTGACCAAACGTACCAGGCTATTGAGATCCAAAAGGATTTCAGCTGAAGTTTTGGTACTGAATTCAGTAGCAGCAGCAGCTCCATTTGGGACAATATATTCAAGAATACCAGGATAATCGAAAAAGCCCTGAAGGTTGTCTTCAGCAGAACCAAACCAAGCAGCCCGGTCCAAACGTTGAGCAATTGCTTCAGTAGCAGTTTCAGCGCGTTTGCTCTGTAGATTGAAGTTTGCTCTTTGAGCTCTTGCGATCTCAAAAATATTATAACCATAAGCAGCTGCCACAGTTTTAATATTCACGGTAACTTCTTCACCCAGAACGTCAACACGTGGTATATCAGTTGCGAAATCTGAAATTATTTTCGCATAACCACGTTTGCTGAATTTACGATAAGTGATTGTTTCAACACCAAGGTCTCCCTCAGTATCTACAGGCAAAAACTTATCAGCTTTCAACTCATGATATTCATAATCAAAAGTTTCGGATTTTATAAGCTCCAATTGGCGCTTAAAGAACACTTGCCCCTGGCTATCAAGAACCAGGTTTTGTGTACTTTCATCTTGTCGGATCACTCCCTCAAAAGCAGCAGCATCAAAGTTGAGATTTACTTTCATGTTACTCAGATATTCGGGAACTGCATCCAGTTTCATTCCTTTCATTTTCAATCCCTCCTTAAGCGATTGGTGTTGCGCCACCCTGGAGGTGAACTACAAACAAAGTTGATGAATCAGGCACAGACTCTTTAAATACAGCCTGTATTGCTACTGCGTTACTTGATGTGTCATTACTGGTAAATTTACCAACTCCAACAACACTCACAAGAACCTTACAAATAGTATTGGCATCTGGTGCTGTATCGTCAGTTTCTATTACTATATCACCCAGACTCATAAGAGAAGCAACTTCAGCAGGAGCGTAAGAAGCATCATCATAAGTAGGTGATTGTGTTTCTTTTTGGAGGCCAATAGCTGGCCCAACCATAATAAGATCACCAGAAACGGCTGCTGTACCGGGAGTAATAGTTGCTTGTGAAGCACCTAAAGTAATAACACCTGTAGCAGTAATAGCAGCTGCTTTAGTTGTTATGGTTAGAACCAGTGTTGCAACACTTGCTGAATAAATAGCATCAGCAGCATTCAGCTGATCCACCAAATTATCCAAAGTAGTTGGAGAATCAGTGTCCCAGGTTTCAGCATACGCTACACCATTAATGGTCAAAGTAATTACATTATCTTCAACCAGCACCCCATCCAAAGTAAGGGTATTAGTATCAGCCACAGGCAAAAGCACATTGTGATCATCGCCTTTATAGGCAAAAGCCATTCGGCCAAATGGTATATCATTAACACCAATCACCGTTCTGCTTATATTCTCTTTGGGACCGTTACCAAAAGGCATACCAGCTCTGGCTGCCTCAATATAGCCCCATTCACCGCGTGGAATAGCCATTATTTGTCTCCTTTATATTTGTTTCTGAGCTTTACATCAAGCTTTTGCTCAGGGGTTTTTTCGGGTTCTTTGCCGTCAGCTTTCGGGGCTGGCTCGGTTTTAAGTTTAGTGGCATTTTTCTTGTCGGCTTTTTGGAGCCCGTCAAGTTTTTTAACTGCCATTTCAAACGCACCTTCAATAAAAGCATCACTTTTGCCTTCCAGATCTTCTTTGGCGCTAGAATCTAAAGCAATAATTACTGCTTTTTTCTTGTCCAATTCTGAAGCACTGGCATCAACTTTAGCTTCTGATTGTTCAATTGCGTCATCAAGCTTTTTAGCTTCTGCTACATAAGCTTCAATGTCATCTTTTGAAACACTATTATCAAGCTTGCCATTTAGCTCTTCAATAGTTTTTTCTGCCTGGTCGAATTTACCTTGCAGAGTTTCACTTTCTTTCTGTGCTGTATCCAATGCTTCATCTGCTGTCTGCTTAGCAGATTCAGCTTTTTCAGCACGGTCCACAGCGGCATCAAGATGTTCGAAAAGTTTGTCATCACCATCAAGGGTGATTCCATCAATTTTACGTTCCATCCTCTTTCCTCCTGTGTCTTTTTTGGTTTTACTGGTTGATTTACGTTTATGTTTTGCGCACCCGTCTTTTCCTTCATCTTTGTCAGGGTCCTCAGTTATTTCAATTAACATCATAACACCGTCCATTTTCAAAACAGCGTCATCTCCTGCGCGGCCTTCGTCAACAATAGCCAAATGATTATAACGGATATTGGTCTGTATTGCGTCATAACGCACACCACCCCAAACACCAGGCCGTTCCACTACATCTGTGGTATATCCGCAAGATAAACCGCGTTTTCCACCTTCCACATCAGACACGGTATCTTTTTGTTGGATAGATAAAGGTACTGAAACAAATCCGTGCAACTGGTCCTGTACAACGTTTTCTCCTAAATTACCAACACTATATTTATCCCGATTATCAGCAGTAACCCGCTCTGTAGGATGATTATTAGTAAGTGGAGCCATTTTCAATGTTGCTAGGCTGTCAGGGTGAAAAACGTGCTCTGGGGCTCTGAGTTCTTTTCTGATTGAACCATCTTCCCTTCTATAAGAGAAAACCCCAATGGTAGTGGCCACGGCCCGGCCCACCAAAAAGCCATCATCATTTTTCTTTAAAGGAGTATAATCAAACTTTTTCCATTCATTTGAATAGTCTTCAAACCATTCACCTTCCTGGCCATCATTAACTATACCACCTATAAGGTCTACCCGATCTACATTATCTGTACGAAATTTGGAATCAGCACTATCTGTGCGAAAAGACGATGTAACAATAAGTTCTTCATCAAATAATGAATTTAATTTAGCCATTACGCACCTCATTTTTATTAATGACAGGTTTTTCTTTTGGCTTTTCCGTTTTTGGCAGAACCCTGCTGTCAGCAGTTTTGAATTCTTTCACCACAACTCCGGATGTTTAGTAAAAGTTTATATATCAAAATTAATTTTAATAGTTTGTAAACTTTTACTATTTAAAAGGAGGTATCAGTTGATTATTGATTTTTTTAACAAAAAGTGTAACTTTTTTAAAAAAGTATTAGGTTTTAATGAAAAACTGTTTATATTATAACCAATAGCAAAAGGAGAACAATATGCAATTATTACTGTTGATACTTGTATCATTATTAGCTGCTTGTACTGTAGCCGAAATCAATAACGCAGGGGAGAATTACCCAGAGCCTTTTGGAGAATGCCCTGAGTTGGAAAATTACCCAGGAATACTTTATGACAGTATATATGTTACAGACACACTTTTTGTGCTAGATAGTGTATTTGTAACAGATACCATTTTCCAAACTGATACTATCATTCAGTATGTTAGGATAAGATAGGGTATTATGAAAAAACATTATATCTGTGACGATTTCGATGAAGATTGCTTGGATATGACAACTAAACAAGCTGAAGGTTGTTTTAAGGGTTGTGCTGGTGGTTTAGATCCTTGTGAAGGTTATTGCCCTATTTATGGAGATACTAGGAAAAAACCTGACAATACTGGGAAAAATTTTGATATGGTTATTATTGATGATCCAGTTGACATTGATAAACCTCGCACAATGCCCGGAGAGAAAACAAGCAAAACTTGGAAAGAAAAAACAGGTGATGAAGTTATCAATGATTTGAATAATTTCATTAGCGAAATGTTAAATCAATCAAAGATTCCTAAAATACCCGTATGCCCACACAAAAAGATGATGGGAGTAGACTACAAAGATTGTAATGATAAAAAATCTTGTCCTTTCGTAACTGATTGCTACAAAGAATGGGGTATAAGGAAAATTGATATTGATGCTAAGTCAACCAAAAACATCAATGACATCATTCAAGTTGAAATTAAAATTAGAGAAAATAAAACAGATAAATTATCTGATTTTATAAAAAATTTGAACAATCATGACGAACCCCGTAAATGCCTTGCTTGTGGCAAAATAACTATGAAACAAGGTTTTGAATGTCCCCATTGTGGTGGATATCTTTCTGATTATGATGAGGATGATTAAGCAACCTGTAAATGGGGGCTGCGGTCGATATGTTTATCCGCGGCTGTCAGGAGCTCCCGGAAAATAGGTATGCCAGTACATCTACATTGTACGGCCCAACCCACTTGCAAAGGTTCTTCTTTTCCTTTTTTCTTGCGCCAGGTTTTGCCTCCGTCATCAGATATCAGCTCTTTTTTGTCCCATCGCGCAGTTTTGCCATTCATAACGTGATGGCTGGGTTTAGCTTTTGGGTATTTGCCTTTGGGATTCCCTCGCACCCTTTCATCACCGGCTGTCAACCATTTATACAGGTTCAAACCGGCTTCACCCATTCTCCTTTCCGAAAGGCTGCTGTTCAACTTGGCAGTCTGATCCCTAGCAATCAAATTAGCCCGTGTCATGGGCATATTCATAGTGGTAACTAAATTATTACGTGTATTAGTCCACAGCAGCCCCTGTTCCACACCGTTACGTACAATCTGTGTGGTACTATAAATGAAGGTTTTTGTTACATTGGTCCAAAGTTCTTCATTACGCTCAATCCAGCTATTAAGTACATCATCCAACCAAGGTTCAGTAGGTAAAAGAAAAGCCGTAGCAGCATCAGCTCCTAATACGGCCCCGGTAAATTTACCCCATTGACTCACATTAAAATTGTCAATTCCGGATGCTTTCTTTAATAGGTATGCTGTGCGGTAATCTTCAACGTCACCAAATATTTCTTCCTGGACTGAATTTATAAATGTTACAAGGTTCTTTAGGTCCCCTGGGTAATCATCTTGTTTCTCTTCCGCATCCTGCCTGTAATCCTTTAACCATTGATCATATTGAGGCTCAACAAATTCCAAAAAGCCATCAATCATTACTTTGTAGTATTTTCGCAGTGTTCTCGCATAATCTAATTCAGCAGCACGGGGAAATAACCAAGGGATATTGTAAATGCCGTCTCGTGTGTGCTTACGCCTCCAGGCTGGCATTTTAGCCCTGTGGCGCACCAAAGGGTCAAACAAATAACTTTCTTCAGGGTTTACAGCCATTATGAATTGGTCATCCTTGAAATTTGTTCATCGGTAAAATAACCACTTGCTTTTAAAGCTTCCACGCGGTCATTCTTAGAAATTTCATTAAATTCCGGTTTGTCCAAAGCTTCAATGATTTCATCCAGTTTCTCTTCCAATTTTTCATCAAATTTTGATTGATTAAAGCCTTGAATGGTTTCCAAATACTCAGCCACATCTTCAGCTGTAGCTTCTTCACCTTCTTCCTCACCTTCGGTACCGGGTTCACCAACGGGGCCTTTTCCAGAAATCTCTGTATTAAAACTCCATTCACCGTTACCATAACGGCTTTGTCTTACTTCTTCAGGGAACAGAGCTGGCACATCCACGGTATGTATTTTATCAATCTCAGCTTGGAGTTTTTTCATTTCCAAGTGCTCTTTCTGAGTAGGTGGTGTTGGATGTTTGAAAGTTACAACATATTTATCTTCTGTACCAGTAATCATATCAACTAATTGCTGGACCAACGGTTCAATATCTTCCTGGAGCCCTATACAAAGATTGTCATAATTTTTCGCATCTGATTCCCCCGTAGAATTTTCACCAGCAGGGCTTCTTCCGAATAACTTGGTGATAGGTATTTCATTCATACCTGCTAACTGCATTTGAAACAAGGCCACTATGTCAGGTATTCCAGCAAAGTTAAAACTATCACGTTTAAAATCTTCCCCCGCTTCAGCATCAAATAATATAGCGTTTATCACACTTTTAGTAATTACCATGGCTTTTATACGGGCTTGGAATCTTGCCCAGGCTTCCTGGCTAGTTTCCGCATCATTATCGCCCATGGCATCTAGCAACTCTTTGAGGCCCCCCATTATAAATTTACCAATAGTGGCTTCTTGCATCATAGTAGATATGGCTTTCATGGCAACACCGTAATAGCCCAAAGCATCCATAGCTGCTTCCAATACGCTGGTTCCCCAAAATTCTTCCTCAATTGGATCTGCTAAAGTTTCAACCCGGTCTAATTTCTCACCTTTTAAGATGAGTAACCTGCTGCGGTGTATTTCTACTGTGTCACCCCGTCTTTTTTTCAATTTGAATATTTCTACATCTTCATAAAATTCACTTTTAGGGTCGTCATTGATATCTGATTCCAATATATCAAAATCAGCCCGGGAAAAGTTTTTCAATCCTGTTATTTTAGTAGCTGAGCCAGTAAGTTTCAAAGGTTCTTTCAATTCACCACCATTTTTAGTTTGTAACAGAATAGCACCACCTCCAAACTTTCTGGCATGTGTAAGAAGTTGTGTAAAGGCTTGTTTAGTTTTGAGTTTCTTTAGTTGTCGTAATATCTTACCATCAGTATCTTCGGTAAGTTCAATCCAGTTTTTAGTTGCGTCTTTTGCTGGAGCTTTCACAATAGTTTTGGCAATACCATCCTTTCGGCACATAGACTCAAAAGTCTGAAGGGGCACCAAACTACCAATTACAAAATCGGTCTGTTCATTTTTATCTTGGACACCCCCGATACCGCTGGCAAAATTTGTCCAATTAGAGTCATTACGGTTGCCAGTAATATTGCCCATAATAGCTAGCAATTGTTTGAGCTGTACTTGCTGATCTACTTTCATAATACTACAATTTCCATTGTTTGTTCCTTATAATTTACTTTATTCTGAACATTACCTTTAGGTTACTTTTTGAAAGAATAAAACAACTAAAAAGTTTTTTTATAAAAAGTGTAACTTTTTTAAAAAAGTATTAGGTTTCATGTTCAACTTAATCTATATTGAAAGTAAGGGAACGAAGGCAGACAAGATGACTAATTCAAATGAACAACTTAAAAATCAAATTATTTAAAAAGTTGATATTATGCCCTTGTGGAAGGGCGTAACTTTTTATAATAACAATAAGCCAACAACAGGAGAAAAGATTTAATGGAAGTACAAGCAATTGATTTGGACCATTATAAAGTAGTAGATAATGGCCAAGAATATGAAGTTAATCATAAAGGTGATGGCACTTGGGGAGTTAAACCAATGGAAACTGATTTCCAGCAAACAGTTGCTGTGGTAGATGTTTGTGGAGCGGTCCGTGATGAAACTTTAGCAGCTCAAATGGAGTAAAGATGGTTACTGAATTTATAAAAGACAGAGGCCTGGAATGAACAAAGAGCATCAACAGGCAAAAATTAAAGAACTCGAAGCTGATAACAAAGAGTTAAAACATAAATCTGAAGAATTGGACAAACAATTGAAAGCAGCCAACGGTTTAATAAAGGATTACAGAGAACTATCTGAAAAACTTGATAAACAATTGGATAGTTACAAAGATGTTCTTCAAATAGCTGTAGATAGTGTAAGGGACCTGGGGAAAAAGTTTCAATTGGTAAGTAAAACCAAAAATCAGACACAACGTACCGTATTGGCTGAAGAAGGCCAGCAAACTGCGGTTGAAGTGGTGAAAAGGTTGAAAATATGATAGATAAACAAATACAAGGTGTTGCTGAAAAGATTGCTAATAAAGTTATCTCTTTTATAGAATTAAAAAAGAAACGCAAAAACAAAAACGATAATGAAACCGCTTAAATACAACCTGAAGGGCTCTGGAGATTACTGGAATAATATCGAAAAAGTAATAGGGGCCAAAAATGAAGAAGCTGAAAAAGCCCTTAAGGAACGTGATGTCAGAATAAAAACATTACAAATGATCTGGGATGAACCAGAAACCCTAGGGCATTTGATAGGCTTTAACGACCTTTTACCAATGCATGGTGAATGGATTAAGTTGATGTGGGACAAGTTAGAGGCGGGTGAAGACCGCGCTATGCAAGCTCACCGAGGATCTTTCAAAACATCAGCTATCACACAAGTGGGGTCCTTGCGTCATTTAATATTTAACCCGGATGCCCGTATTGCTATTTGCCGTCCCAACTTAACTGGTTCAATAGATATCACCAAGGTGTTGCGTACCTCTTTCCAACTACCTGCCATAATTGCAACTTTGATGGGAGCTCCTTTACATAGGGACATAAAAGAAGTCACTTCAAAAGAGAAAAATATCAAATGGGCCTTTAAGCAAAACACGGCCCCGAAGGAAGGCAACCTGGATAGTTGGGGTATGCTAGGTATGACCGGGTACCACTATGACATTATCGTACTATGCGACATAGTAACTATTGACGACAGAACTTCAAAGGCTAAACGTGATAAAACCAATGCTTTCGTGCGTGAGGTACGTAACAACATTAGGGACATGGATAGTAATGTATTAATGGAAGGTACCCCTTGGCACCCTGAAGATGCCTGGAAAGAATGGCCACCTGATTTCAGAGTCGATATTTATCAATCCGGACTTCGTACTGAAGAACAGATTAAAAAGCTCAAAGATGGATATGTGAATAAAGACGGGCTCTGGGTACCGGGTCTTACTAAGGTAGAATTTGGTTGTAACCAAGAACTTAAACACCTTAACAGTGACGACCAGATATTTGCTGAACCAACTTACGGACCTTTTCCTCGCAGCAAATTACCTGCATATATGCATATTGATGGAAAATATGATGGAGACCATACAGGCGGTATCACCCTATTACAGAAACGCAACCAGGACAAAAAGTGGAACGGTAAAGGTTGGGTATTTACTGATCACGTAGATAACCACATTAAATTCATAATAACTCAGTGTATTGCTCACAATGTTAGATGGTGTGGGGCAGAGAAGAACGCTGACAAAGGGTACCTAATTAAAGATCTACAGATAGAAGCCCGGAAGCAACATTGCCGTACCAAATTCTTCACCTATCATGAGGACATGAATAAACACGTTAAAATACAAACTCATGGCAAGAAACACTGGGGCAATGTAATATGGGATGAACGTATGGAAGAGGCCATTAATTGGCAGAACCCTTCTAACGAGCCAAATGGGCATGCTTACATAAATCAAATGACCATGTATATTGATGGAGAGGACCTAAATGACGCAGCTGACAGCTTTGCGAGTTGTTGCCGCGAGTTATTTGATTCTAAACGTGGCCGGGGTCTTTGGTAATAAAAAATTTACCAAGTTATCTAGGTAACTTTTTATAATAGGGGTAGGAACAAAAGGAGAGCAATATGCGATTAACAAACGACGTACGTGACAACATTATAAGTGACGTAATGAAAGAAACAACTTTTCATGTTGAAATTGAAAAGTTGAAACTGATGAACTGATTAAATACCCTTTAGGTGTTATGAATCAGGTCAAAATGATAAGAATGCAAAAAGTGGAGGAAGTATGAAATACCAACTGATTAAAATCAATATTGGTGTCCGTGACGACATACCTCAAACTGGTAAAATGTACGCGACTTATTTTTGGAGAATGACTTATTTTTGGAAAAAAGACTATA